TGGAACTACTACCTTCCCCTGCGCGGATTCGCCCAGGGAACGGCGGAGGACGTCTATTCCTACTCCACCTTCCTCAATCCGTCCACGAATAGCGTGGTGACGAGGAAGATGAAGGGACGTAAGACCGAGGCGGACGATCCGCTCGCCACCATCCTCAACATAGCCGAGACGGAAATCGTCCAGGGCAACGACAACTGGGCGAAGCAGGCCCTGCTGAAATTCGTGCAGAGCGCCGGCAACAACAGCCTCCTCACCGAGAAGGAGCCGTGGTACGTCAAGGACACCGTGACGGGCAAGTGGTCGCTCGGAATCCCCGAGGAATCCGAGACGCTTGAACACTTCGAGGCGAGGATGCAGGAACTCCGTGAGAAGGGCGAGGCGAAGAAGGGGCGTCGCGGTCTCAAGCTTGAGAACATCATGGCGAACAAGGCCCACCGCAACGAACACCTCATCCACGTCAAGGTGGGCGGTCTGGACAAGATGATTTGGGTGAACGGCAACCCCGCCCTCTCAAAGGCGGTCACGGGATTCGGCAAGAAGCAGAGTTACCAATGGATTCGCCGTGCGAGCCGTGTGCTTTCCAACCTCTTCACCACCTACTCGCTGGACTTCTCCGTGAAGAATCTCATCCGCGATACCCTCTACTCCCGTGTGGCCCTCGCGGTCAAGGAGGACAGGGAGTACCGCCGTAAGTTCTCCGAGAACTGGTGGAAGAACGGAGGCGTCACCGCCGCCCCCATCATCAGGCTCGCCGCAATGTGGAACAGCGGAGAACTCCAGCGCATCCCCGAGGACCAGCGCACCGAGCGCCAGCAGCTGTTCATCGACTTCATGCACGACGGCGGGCAGACCGGCTACACCATCATCAACTCTGTCAACACCATCAAGCGGAGCCTGGAGCGTTCCATGCGCCGTGCGGGCAAGGAAATCAAGGAGGCGGAGTTCCCCGTCCTCGGAGTGAGGATTCCGCTGTTCGACGACTACGCGAAACTCGTCAGCACCCTCAACGAAGGGTTTGAACTCCTCACCCGTTTCACGGCGTACCAGACCTCACGGCAGAGCGGACGTTCCGGCCAGCGGTCGGCATCCGACGCGAAGGAGATCTCCGTGAACTTCAACCGCAGGGGAGCGCAGTCCAACGAGGGCTTCTGGGGGCATATCGCCGCCTTCCTCGGCGGGACGCACTACTTCTACAATGCTGGCGTGCAGGGATTCGACAACTATCTCCGTCTGTTCAAGGCGAATACGAAGAAGATGAGCACCCTCACCGCGGGATTCATGGTAATGGGCATCCTCACGCCGCTTGTGAACAGCCTGATTGCGAGCGCCACGGGCGGCGGTGACGACGACTGGTACTGGAACATTCCCGAGTGGGTTCGCCGGAACAACATCATCATCGGCTGGAAGGGCACATACATCGCACTTCCTCTGCCCGTTGAGTTCCGCGCTCCCTACGGGATCGGAGACATCACCGGCTCGGCCTTCGTGTGGCACAAGTACGCCAACCGAAAGGGCGGCAAGATGCTCCCGTTCGGAGACCTCGCGCTCGACCTCCTCTCCACGGCATCCAACATCCTTCCCGTCAATCCCGTGGAAGGGTACGAGGGAAGCCGCAACATCGGCGATGCGGTCCTTCGCGCTGTCGCACCAGACGCTACCATGTTCATCGTGGACCTCGCCACCAACCGCGACTACACGGGCCGTCCGCTGTGGAAGGAGAATCCGTTCAGCGAGACCACCCCGAAGTGTTTCGGCGCATACGCGAGCACCCCGAAGGGCATCGTGAACGCATGCCAGAAACTCTCCGAACTGACCTACAACCGCATCGACATAGCGCCCGGAGCCGTCCGTGACTTTATGAACAACTACGGAGGCGGTTTCTTCCGCACGGCAGAGGACGTGTCGAAGATTCTCCGTCCGCTTGTGGGCGATTTGTTTGAGAACGTCGGCGTCTACGATGCTCTCGGTATAGAGCATGAGAAGGATTTGGACCGCCCGTTCCGCTGGGACAACATTCCGTTCTTCTCCGGCTTTACGGGCCATATCGACCAGGACCGCAGCGACTCCTATGCGAAGAATGCGCTGAACGAGTACAGGCAGAACTCCGAAGAGGTCGTTGCGAGAATCAACGCAGTCCTCGGCAGGAAGGACGTAACCACGTCTATGGCATACGACGATCCGGAGTCGCTCTACGAACTGGCGAACACCACCGCTCGGAAGGCGAGGCTCAAGAACGTTCTTTCCAGCAAGGACTACGAACTCGGCAAGATGTACCGCGACGGCATGAACAACGAGTACGAGATGGTGCAGTACGTCCGTGGCGACAAGATAGGGCAGTGGCACAAGTCCAACAAGGTCAAGCGGGCCGGCGTGGACGCACTCAAGCAGGACTGGCTGAAACTCCGTGACGAGTGGGTGAAGATGCCGTCCAAGACCGCCGAGGAGAAGTCCGCGAAGGCTCTCGTCCAGACCGACGTGGAGAACGCATGGCACGTCTACTATGATGCGGAGGCCAACCTCGCCGACGAACTGATGAAGAAAGAATATGGCAAGTAATACGATATGAAACGTGTAACCGAAACAGACATAGTGGCCCTGCGTGCGAGAGCGGGCAGGAAGCCGAAGCCGAAGTCGAAAGTCGGCATTGACGGCATGGTCCAGCTGACCGGGAAGGAGTTCGAGTGTACGATGGACTCCCTGGACATACTGACCTATGCGGGGCAGTGCGATGGCGCGATGTATTCGTACCGCAAGCAGGCCGACCGCAGCGCCCGGTACTACAAGGGCGAGCAGTGGGGCGACCCCGTGGAAATCAAGAACGCCTTCGGATGCACGGAGGTCATCACGGAGGAGGAGTACATCAAGCGCCAGGGCCGTCCCGCCCTCAAGCACAACCTCATCCGTCCCATCGTCCGCAACGTCCTCGGCCAGTTCCGCGACGCACCCTACAAGTCCATCGTCTACTCCTCGGACGAGGGAGGGCAGGCCGCCGCCGACATGACCAGCGTCAAGCTGAACGACGTCCTCCGCTACAACGATTCCGTGGAGCGTGACGCGAGGGAGTACGAGTCCTTCCTCGTGACGGGAGCCGCCCTCTTCGACACGGGCTACGCATACGACCCCGTCCTGCGACAGCCGATGCCGTGGTTCCGGGCCATCGACTACCACCGCTTCTTCCTCAACCCCGACGCCGTGGACGTGGCGGGCAAGGACATCCATTTCTGCGGAGACTTCATCGACATTCCCCTGGACGAGGTCAAGAGCCTCTACGCACACACCAAGGCGCAGGAGAAGGCCATCGAGGACATCTACCACCACGAAGCATATATCCTTCCCGTCATCTACAATTCCTATGTGGAGCAGAACCCCGCCGCCAAGACCTTCCTCGGAACGGCGAGCGACGGGAACTGCCGTGTCGTCCGCGTCTGCCGGATGGAGGGTTTCTGGGACCTCACCGTCCACGACTACGCGGACGCCTCCTACGAGACCTACTCGACCAGGGAGTTCCCCGACAAGGAGAAGGAAATCAACGAGGAAATCGTCCGCCGAAAGAAGATGGCTGACGAGAACGGGCTGGACTATGAAGACATAAAGATTGTCTACGAGAAGCAGTACGTCCGCAGGTGGGTTTACTACCACCTCTCTCCCTACGGACACGTCCTCTGGCAGGCGGAGAACCCGTACAATCACAACGGCCCTTCCTATGTGGTCAAGTTCTACCCGCTGTTCCAGGGGCAGGCATACGGCATGGTGTACGACCTCATCGACCAGCAGAGGATGGTGAACCGCATGCTCATCAATCTCGACTTCGCCATGAGCGCGAGCCAGCAGGGCGTCCTCATCGTGGATGAGGCGAGCATCCCGGACGACATGGACCTCGAGGACATCGCCGAGGAGTGGACGAAGTACCGGGGGGTAATCAAGATGAAGATTAAGGACGGGGCGCAGATTCCCGTCCAGCTCTCCGGTCATCAGGTGAACATCGGCCAGTTCGAGATGATTAACCTGATGATGAAACTGATGATGGACATTTCCGGCGTTCAGGGCGCGATGCAGGGCAAGCAGGCTCCGGCCGGCACTCCCGCCTCGCTTTACAGCCAGCAGGTGTCCAACTCGCAGATTAACGTGCTGGACTACTCCGAGGCGTTCGCGTGGTTCCTCGAGCAGAGGGACTACAAGCTCATCCAGATTATCCAGCAGTTCATGCCGAGCGGCTACTCTCCCGCTCCCGAGGGTGCGAAGGAGGAGGCCAAGTTCTACGATGCCGAGGAGGTGCGAAAGTACAAGCTCAAGAATCAGATCCGCCGGAGCATGGACACCGCCGTGGTGCGCCTCTTCCATGAGCAGTTGATAGCCAACCTTCTCATGGGAGGTGCGGCCACCATCCAGCAGTACGCACAGCAGGGCGTCCCGTTCGGGCAGGACCTCCTCGCCAAACTCGACCAGGCCCAGCAGCAGATTCAAAGCGGTCAGGGCGTGAGCCAGCAGCAGATTGCCGACATACAGAACTCCCTGCCCGCCGTAGACCCCGCCATGATGGCGTCCACCGCACAGTTCGCTCAAAGATAAAGGAGGAAAGACATGGAAATCAACAGGACAATCACCAACGTATGGACCATCGTCCTGCACGAGGATGAGGTATTCGCCCGTGTCACGGACGAGTCGCTGATGAACTCGTACCAGAGGACGCAGCAGAATCCGAAGCAGAACGACGAGACCGTCATCACGGACGACGACCGGGCGTTCTTCGAGAGGTACTACCGCGCCTCGCTCGCCGAACTCTCCGCCCTTCTCGCCAAGCGGACGGTGCGCTACGGCGGCGGCATCGTCAACGAGCGAGACCCGGACACCGGCTTCATCACAACGAAGTACACCCTCGCTATGACCTGCAACCATGAGTCCGACCTCCTCCAGTCCCTCGCGTCCCACTGCCTCGAGTTCATCGTGGCGAAGGTGCAGGAGAAATGGTACGGGCGCGGTGCCGACTTCGGCTCCGAGGAGTACAAGAAACTCATCCGCGAGGTACTCAACCACCGCCGTTTCCCCATCGAACGGCCCGCAAGACCTTTTTAAGTTACAAACCAGATAAAACCATCAAGCCCTATGTACGCAAAAATCATCGCGACGGTCAACAGCCCCGACAAGATCGTCTTCCTCTACAACCGAGACGTCCTCTTCAACGACGTGTCGCTCATGTCCAACTACATGGTGAAGAACCTCGCCACGAAGGACGGCAACTCCCTCACCGACGAGTACGCCATCAGCGGAGACGAGGAGGACATCGTCGACGTGAGCATCCGCGCCGCACTCCCCGACCTCTACGAGGCCCTCACGAAAATCACCACCGCCGTCGTCCCCGCCTTCGACGACAAGCACACCTACGGCACGTCCACCAACATCGGCAAGGACATCACCAACACCAACGTGTCCGTCAGCGCCGGCGACTACGTCGAGTTCTACATCCTGGACAACCAGGCGTACAACGCCAACGTCATCACGATGGTGGACGCGAGCCTCTACAACGCGCTCAAGTACGGGGTTCTCAAGGAGGTCTATTCCAACATCGTGAACATGGACCTCTACAACCTCTGCAACGCCCGCTTCATCGCGGAACTGCTCAAGTTGAAGCAGAGGCTGTTCCAGCTCAAGAAGAAGAGCGTGGTCAGCAACCTCAATTAGAACGAGGATTCCCCTCCCGTATGGGAGTGTCTCACGGAGGACGTCCTGCGAGGGGCGTCCTCCAGTATTTTCACGGGCTCCATGCCTCCGAAGGCTATGTAGCACCCTACGGCGGTGGTGTCCTGGATGTCGTCGTGCGTCCCTTCCATGGCCTCTATGCGCCCGCCCGGTGCGTTCATCAGCCACATCGCCTCGTCCGCCGCATCCTGCGAGTATTCCATGTAGTCACCCTCCCGGAGGCGCACCGTGTAGTCGTCGTAGGCCATGTATTTGGTCTGCTTGTTCATGTGCCAGCCGATGTGCCGTGTCTCCTTGTCCTTCGTGTTGTCGGGGGACGTGCGCCTGCGGTAGAGGTTCCCGTAGATGCCTCCGAGGGTGTCGAGTACGGTGTAGGTATGGTCGCCCTCGGACACCGCCGCATCGTCGGACTTGCGGTTCTTGGTCTCGTAGGTGTTGGACTCTATGACCAGCAGGGCGTCCCCGTAGTAGTGCGCTATCTGCGCCGCCTTGTATGCGAGGAGGTCGGGGTCCACATGTCCACGCCACAGCGCCGCCCTTTCGAGCGCACCGAACTCGCCCGCCATGGATATCCGGTCGAACACGGAGATTACGGACCAGTCCGCCCGGTATCCGCGCCCGCCGACGTCCACCGTGACGAGGAAGCGGTTCTTGACCTTCTTCCCGGCGGGGTTGTTCTCGTCCGGGTGAATCCATATCTTGAGCACCTCGGTCTGCAAGGCGTCGTTCGGGTAGAGCCTCACGTTCTCCATTATCTTGTCGCCCACGGTGGCGTCGCCCCGTATGTCGCCGATGAACTTCGGCTGGCGTATGTTCTTGTGGAGCCAGGACAGCAGGTCGTCCGTGAAGTAGCGTCCGCTCTTGGTCTGGAAAGCCTCCTCGGCGGTGGTCGGGTACTCGGACTTCATCTGGAAGTCCGTCCAATGGTGGGACTTCTTGAAGTGGTTGTACCAGAAGATTCCGTCCATCGTCGCGCCCTGCTCCCACTGCCACCAGTTGTACTCGCTCCAGGTCTTGACGAACTCCTCGGTGTTCTGGTATCGGTTGGTGAACTTGCGGGTGTACCGCACGTCCACGTACCACGCCACGAACACGGGCCGGATGCCCGTCGTGTTGGACTTCTTGTTGTCCAGGGCGGCGAGGTACTGCCGGTGGAAGTAGTTGCCGACGCCCTTCGCCGTGGACTCCATGACAATCATGGTGCCTGGCACGTCGGGGACGGTGGAGTAGAGGGCCATCGCCACGTCGTCTCCCTTCGCCTCCTGGGTGTCCTTCCACAGGCCGACCTCGGACATGTGGACGAGGGAGAAGTCGAAGGAACGGAGTGCGTCCGGCTTCTGCGCCGAGCCAATCTGCACGCGGCATCCGCGCTCGGGGATGATTCTAATGAGTTCCGTCCCCTCGAACCGCTTGAAGGACACGGGGTCGCTCCAGTTCGGCAGTTTGGCGATGAGGTTCTTATACATCGTGCGGATGTTGACAGCCTGCGTCTGGTCGAGAGCCACGATACACGAATGCCAGTTCTCGAACCAATACCGCTGGAGCCAGTACATGTAGCACTGCGTGGCGGTTGAGCCGCCCCATTGTCTCGCCTTGACGAGAAGGACGCGGATGGGTACGCCGGCGAGCCTCTGCCTCTCGTACTCTCCCACGAGGATTCGCTGGCCTTCATTGAGGACGAGCGGTATCGGCTTCTTCGTCTCCTTGTCCTGGATCTTGATGGTGGTGGCGGCGCAGAACTCGAAGTCGAATTTCAGGCGCAGGCGGAAAAGTTCCTCCACCACGAGCCTCCTGTTCTCCTCGGTGTCATACTGTCCCGTGGCGTCGAGCAGTCCCTTCGGGCCTCCGTACTTGACGTAAGCCTTGACGAACGGGTCGCGGAGCATCTCGTCCGGCACCCAGTAGTCCCTTCCGTCCATGTTGAACTGCGTGCGGGGGACCACCTCTCCCGTGGAATCCCCGATTATCGGGTCATAGGTGCGGAAGTAACGGTTCCGTCTCTCGCGGTCCGTCCGGAGCATCGCCTTTATGTCAAGCCTACCTTCCGTCATGTTCAAGGGAGTCCTTTAGGAGCGATATGAGGGTGTCGTTCCGTTTCCGTACCTCGTCCACCTGCTCGTTCGCCTTCGTCAGTTCTTCGATGAGGTCAAGGGCCTTCTCGCGAAATGCCGACCTGCTCACGAATTGTGAATTGTTTTGCTCGGAAATGATGTTGAGCAGCCGGCCCTTGCTGATTCCGTAGCGGAGAGAGACGGCGTCGCAGGCTTCCTTCTTCGCCGTGACCTGATCCACGCCGTGGTGGATTCTGTGGCCGAAAATGAGGTAGAAGAAGGTAACTATCTCGCTGTTGCGCTCGGTTGTTCTCGCTGCTTTCTCCATTTTGCTTGAACGGAATGTCGGGCCGACCTGCACAAAGATACATTTTTTAATTAATTTTCACAAATTGTGAATCATAAATGTAAAAGTTGCGGTATTTTCGGGGCGAAATAATATATGTAAACGCAGTATTATGCCCGAGAAAGAACCCAAGAACAACGCAGCCCCGGCTCTTCCGAAGTACCGGGAGCGGCTCCGCGGACGTTACCCTGACGTGAATCCGCAGAGCGACCAGGAATGGGACGACCTCGCGGAGCGCGGATATGCCGAGGACGAGGAGAGACTGAGAAACTTCGAGGACAACAACAAGGTAATCGAGGACCTCATCGACTCCGACAAGGACCTCGCCGCCGTCACCTCCGAGATGATTGTCAACGGCACGCCGTTCCGTGCCGCCGTGGCGAAGTTCTTCAACCCCGAGGACCTTGTGGCCAAAGAGGGGGACGAGGACTACGAATACTACCAGAAATCTTCCGACGAACGGAAGCAGATGGGGAAGGCGTTCCGCGAGCGCGGGGCGCAGAAGCGTGCCAACGAGAAGGAGGCATACGACAACATCGACAAGTTCGCCGAGAAGAAGGCCCTTGACGCCGCCGCCAAGCAGGAGTTCATCGACTTCGTGAACACCCTCTACAACGACCTCTCCGTGCTGAAACTCTCCATGAAGACCCTGGAGAAGCTTTACAAGGCGATGACCTTCGACGAGGCTGTCGCGGAGGCCGCGGAGACCGGAGCCATCGAAGCCAAGAACCAGGCAATCGAGGCGGCCCGCGTGAAGAAGGCGGCAGACACCGCCGGAGACGGAGTGCCCGCCCCTATGGGAGGAAGCGCACCCGCGCCCACTCCCGCACCGAGGAAGAAGACCGTGTTCGACGACCTTCCCGAACGAAAATTCTAACAAACCAAACAACATCTTACGCGTATGAAACTTTACAGCTCCCCGTATCCGTTCAAGAGATACATCGTCGGTCCCGGCTCCGCCGAGGTGACCGAGAGCGTCGCCTCCGGTTCTTCCGAAGGACCCGTTGACGGCACCACCGTCGTTGGCGCGAACGCCCCTTCCACCACCGTCGTCAAGGCGGGTTACATGGACGACGACCTTGACAAGAAACTCGTCCTCATCCGTCCCCAGGACACCCCGATCGACACCTTCACCCGCACCATCGCGAACAACGTGAAGAGCGAGGCGTGGGAAGCCGGCGGCTGGGAAATCGGCACCCGCGAAGTGTGGGACAGCCTCGACGCCGCCTACTCCTCCGGCACCACCATCAAGGTGAAGAACCCCGACATGTGGAAGCCCGGCGACACCATGCTCGTCCACACCATCGACGGCAACGGTGACGACTCCGGCATCAAGACCGACGGCGGCACCCCGGATCTGCCCGTGGCTCTCATCGTGAAGGGCATCAGCGGCGCCGACCTCACCGTCCAGCGCGTCGGCGCCCTCTCCGCGTCCATCCCGACCATCGCCGATGACTCCATCCTCCAGCGCCTCTCCCCGGCCGTGTCCGAACTCGAGGCGTCCGTGGAAGGATTCGCCATCCAGCCGAGCGACCGCAAGTACTACAACCAGACCCACATGTGCCAGGTCGAGGAGTCCGTCATCCACGCCCTCCTCAAGAAGAAGGTCGCCATGGACTTCTCCGTCTACAAGGAGCAGACCCTGTGGGACTTCAAGCGCGGCATGGAACTGGCCAACCTGTTCGGCGTCGGCGGTCTCTCCAAGAACGCGAAGGGCGAACTGGTCCACCATTCCACCGGCCTCTGGTGGCAGATGTCCCAGCAGTCCACCGTGAACTTCGCCGCCTCCATGTCCGACCAGGACTGGAACTCCCTCGGCCGCGCCATCTTCGAGGGCAACAACGGCGCCGACCGCAGACTGCTGTTCGCCGGTAACGGCCTCCTCGAGCAGATCGCCAACGTCTCCTCCTACGCCAAGCAGCTGGAGGCGAAGAACACCGAGATGGTCCTCGGCCTCCGCGTGTTCAAGATCGAAACTCCCTTCGGCGAACTCCTCGTCAAGCCCATGGGTTCCCTGTTCGAGGGCTACTTCGCCAAGTGCGGCATGGTCATCGACCCGAACTTCGTCAAGAAGTACGTCATGGAGCCGCTGACCACGACCCAGCTCGACCTCAACAAGACCGGCCAGCGCCGCGTCGACAACGCCGTCCGTATCCACGAGACGTACAGCCTGTTCCTCGAGAACCTGCCGTGCCACCGTCGGATCGTCCCGGCCTAAACCGCAAAGCATTCATAAGACGGGCGGTGGTGTGAGACAGTCACCGCCGCCCGTTTTTCAATCCAGAATCGTATGGCAAAGAAGACTTATAGGACTTTTACCCTCAAGGGGCTCCAGCTCCTGATGAACGACGAGGACGGCAAGCGCATCGAGGTCATCTTCCGCGGCGGCATCCAGATCGACTCGACCGCCAGGTTCACCACCTCGAACGATAAGGTCCAGCGCATGCTCGAGGCGTCGAGCGGATTCGGCCGCGACTACTACGTCGAGTCCGTCCGCGACGAGGCCGCTCCGAAGCCGGAGAACGCCACGGTGGAGACCAAGCCGGAGGAGGCGACGAGGCAGGGCGAGAAGGCAATCATGCAGGACGTGAAGGGCTCCGAGCGTTTCCGCAACCTCGTGGAGATGAAGAACAGGATGTCCGAACTCGGCATCACGCTCGAGGAGAACGCCAACTACGCCACGGCGAAAGCCGTTGCGGCGAAGGCGGGCTACGATTTCCAAATCAACAAGAAGTAGATGGCAACGACGAGATTACAGCTCATTCAGCAGGTCGCACTCCACATGGACGAGGTGTCCCCGGACATCACCATCGGCGGCCTCACGGTGGACGGGTCGGACAACAACCCGCTCTACACCCTCATCGACGGACTCGTCGACGCCGGTGCGCTGGAGCTGTTCTCCATAGCGCCGTACTGGCGTCTTCCGCAGACCGCATTCGTGGCCCACGACCTCGAGACCGTGGGGACGCAGAGGAAACTCAACGACGGGAACACCACCTCGCCGGCGAGGAAGATGATCCGACTGAAGGTGCCGGGCGATTTCCTCCGCGTGGCGGAGATTCTCCATCCGTCCTTCGAGCGCCCCATCACGGAGGTCGTTCCGGAGGCATCCGAACTCGGCAAGCGCCAGCATAACCCGAACCTCATGGGAAAGGGTGCGAGGCCGGTCGGCGTGATATCACACGGCGTGTGGGTCACGGGCGCCGGTACGGAGAGCGAGACTTCCGAGAACTGCCGTGAGATCGACTGCTACTCGATCCCGTCCGGCGCAACGGACTCCGGCCTCGTCGCCACGTACATCCCCAGACCCTCCATGCCGGCGTCCGGTAACTCCTCCACCGACATCGAGAACACCATCATCCCCGCAGTCCTCATCCCCGCGCTGGAGTGGCTCATCGCATCCCGAGCCTTCGGTGCGAGGGGCGACGCCAACCATGCGGCCATCTGCCAGCAGAATGCACAGAATCTTTTGGTATAAACGCCTTAACGTAATAAGAAATGGCAAACGTCAACAAAACCAATATCGAGTACTGGCTCGCAAAGATTTACGAGGTCCTCGGCGGAAGCGAAAGCTCGCGTTCCCTTGGCGACATCAATAAGACGGACATCGTCTACTGGCTCGAGGAGATCCACAAGGTCCTGGGCGGTGACGACAAGCCGCAGTCCGTCGCGGACATTACCGGCATGACCGACGCCCAGCTCGACGCCCTCAAGGTGGGCGACAAGGTGGCGAAGGACACGGGCACGGCCCAGCACCTCTACACCGTGACCTACAAGGACGCGGAGAACGGAGGCATCTGCCTGACCTACCTGGACGCATCCGTCGTGGAGACCGTCTCCTACGACCATACCAGCGAAGGTTGGGCGTACAACAGCACGGATAAGACTCCGTTGACCGAATAAAACGACAGAGTCATGGCACGGGCTGTCTGCACTGACATACAATACGTAGAGCCGGGCGGTTGCTGCCGTTCACGGATGGTCTTCCGCTCCGTGTGGGACCGTCTGTGCCAGCAGCTCTTCGGCGCCATCCCTCCGGGGATGGACACCGAGGACATCCTTCCTGACGTAACCATCTGGCAGGAGGGAATCATCCTTCAGGAGGAGGAGGGCGGAGAGTTCTCCTTCACCGTCACCACGTCCGGCGAGGAGGCCCCGAAGGCGCAGGACGTCATTCTCTACAAGGGGATATTCTACATCGTCGGAGAGGTGGTCGATCCTAACCAGTCGGGCGGTCAGGCGGCCGGCGTTGGCGATATTGGCACCGACCCGCACGGCCAGCAAGCGCCGGACGACGTCGTTCCGTCCGGCGTAGGCGACGGAGGCGGAAGTGATGAAAGTGGCGAGCAGGCGTCCCCGAACGCCGGTGAGCAATCGACCGAACCAGTCGGCGACAACACAGGCACATCGGTCCAGGAGCAGGACGGCAACGGGGATTCCCCAGACACGCCTGCGCCACATTATATCGACGACAGCGAAGGGGGCATTAGGGAGAAAACAAATTAAAGCGTTTGAACAATGGCAGGAGTCACCACATATACCTGCAACAAGTGCAGGCCCGTAGATACCGAAATCATCGAGGCGTACCTCATCCTAACGAACACCAGCACTGCGGTCTCCCAGCAGGAGGCAGGCCGTGTTGCCGCCGAGAACGCCCGTGTCCTCGCCGAGCAGGGGCGGACACAGCAGTTCGCCGAGGACCACGGCGTAGCGCAGGAGGACCATCGCATAGCAAGCGGAGACCACACCCTCGCCGTGGCCGATCACGGCACCGCGTCGGACGACCATGTCCTTGCGGTCGCAGACCACGGAACGGCCTCGGACGACCATACGGCAAGCACCTCCGCGACCACCCGTGCGAACAACGCGGCGGCGGCGGCCGAACACATGGTGGACATTCATCAAGGCCCTCCCGGCCCTGCCGGTAAGGCGCCCGTCGTCGGTGCGAACGGCAACTGGTGGACTTGGGACGATGAAACCGAGGCGTATGTGGACAGAGGAGAGCAGGCGCAGGGCCCCGAAGGCGATCCAGGCGCGACGCCCGACATTAGCATCGGCACCGTTACCACGGGGGCGGCAGGATCTCCCGCTGCGGCTTCAATGACCGGCACGGCGGAGTCTCCCGTCCTCAACCTCACGATTCCGCAGGGCATCCAGGGCAACACGGGCTCCTCCGTGGACTATCCCTTCGAGCTTGTGAACAACGAGACGACGGACGACGCGACGAAGGCCCACTCCGCCGCCGGCGCCAAAAGGCTGAAGGACGAAATCAGTCAGTTAGAGACTGATTTGAATGAATACAAACGAGAATTCAGTCCCGCCCCTTCCGAAAACTATTATGGTGACTATACCATCAATTCATCCGGTACGATGACAGCTTCCGTGAACGGAAAGGTATATCGTTTCCCGATTTCGGCGGGTGATGTTTTTTCGATGTACGGGAAGGGGAGTGTGTCCTACGCAGCACTTTCATTTTCAACAAATGCGACTCCCGCATCCGTTACGATGATAATGATGCATAGTGGGAGTTATGGCTATTTCACATACAAGGCACAGGAATCGGGATACATTTTCGCCCTTGCAGAAAAAAACACAACCATACGAATCCTCCACGTAACAGGGAAAACCGAGTTGGAGAAATTTGGGGTTGATAAATTCTCCTACGGAAAGAATGTGCTGCAACCGATTGTCGGTAGTTCCGTATCCGATACTGATATTTGGGGTGCGGGTTATCTTTCCTCAACGGGCGGTGTGACTGCAGGGACCGGTTACCACTATACAATAGATTATATTCCCGTCCTTCCTGGTGATTACCTATCAAGGATTCCGTTCTTCTCCAATTCTCGTCTTTGCTATTACAATAAGTTCAAGAGTTTTCTCGGCGCATTAAGCACAGGAAATACCACATCCTCCATCGCAAGGACAATCCCTTCGGGTGCTGCTTTTGTACGCATTTCCCTTGATGGGAATGACACAAGCACCCTTTCTATGGTATTTCAGGATGAAGGGAAAGATGTCCCGACAATTTCCGACGTACTGAAAGAAATCCCACAAAGTGAAGGATTCGATAACAACCTCATAAACGAGTTTGACAAGATTAAGGATGCCGGATGGACGGTTAAGCAGACCTACGGTGGAGCAAATACCCCCGTGACAGAGCAGACCTACGGACTGCCGAATGTAATGTACTATATCCCGATTGATGCTTCTGCCAGGGTGATTCACATAAAGGTGGATTTTAAACTCGCAAACGGATTCCTTCCTTTCGTGTCTTCGTCCACCAATCAAATGGTACTGACCGTCAAATCGTATCTTTCGTATGCTTTTGCAATCCGGCAGCAGGATGCCCTGTATATGTCACAAAACGGTTTGATTACCCGTAGGCAGTTCTTGATTGCGAGGCAGGGAAATAACATAACCGACCTTACCATCGGAGCAGGGGAATACGATGGGTTCATCGGAGAGCCTGCGTATATCATCGCCTACAAGGGTGACGATTATGCAACGGCTTCCGGTTATACAATTAACCTCACATCAACCGCCATTACCGTAAAAAATGGTTCTACCACACTGGAGACCATTTCCATAGATACGGACGAGTTGCTCGAATCGGTTATCTCCAAAATCAACACAAACTCAAACTATCTCACCGCAAAGGCGGTGGAGGTTGCAGGGTTGAAATACACGGACTGCATTTGCGTCTCTGACATTCCCCTATGCACATCATCGTCAACTAAACCCTATGTCGTCCGGAGTAAGATTGACAGGAAATGGCATTCCCTGGAAATCCTCATTGACTATGATAAGTTGATGAGTTGGACAAACATTGACGGGGTAACATTAAAGAGGGCAATTACGAATAACACCGGGAATAAAATCATTCTTGGAGAACAGGTATCTGAATCCGTAGGGATGTGTCAATATGCCTTTAGGAATCTCCATGTCGGATATAGTTATGAGGATGCGGAAATCATCACCTACCCCAACAATGTATCCGGGACGGTGGAACGGCTTATCAGCAACACAAATCCGTATTTAATGGTGTTTGAGGGCCACGGGATAGAGGACAAGACTAACACGGAGGGAACGGCAAACGATATGGATGCAACCACCGACAGGCTGCGTACAGTTTTCGACTATATGCGAGGTAAGGGATATGTTCCTGTCAGTTGGAAACAGGTCAAGGATTGGAGGCTGAACGGTGCCAAACTTCCGAAACGATGCTACACCTTGATGTTCGATGACTTCCGAATTGAGAATTATATGGATATGAAACTCCGTGAGCCGTTTGTCCAATTTGGTGTCAAACCGGGTCTTGCTATCATCACAGGGCAAAACGGGCAGACAAGAAGCCGGAGCGAGGAGGTAACAATTGACGGGCAGACTTGGACACTCGGTGAATGCTTTGACGCCATCATTAAGGGCGAGTGGTATCCTTGTTCCCATACAAAGAGCCATACAACATTGAACACGGTGTCCTATGGCGAGTTCTTGGATTTCGTGAAAGATTGTTCGTATTCTTGCGATAAACTCGGAATCTATGATGATATCCTTGTGTATCCGGAGGGCAAGTACAACACAGGACAAATCGAGTTGATGTCCTGCAAGGGTGGTATGGCTCTTGGTGTACAGGTAGCAATCAACGGCTATAATTGCATCCTCCGAAACCGTTTCCTGATTCTCCGTAACGAAATCGGGCAGAGGAAGGCTCTTGCCGATGTATTGGCACAGATAGTATAACCCATCTACTTTCGGCCCTAATTGACTGAATTAGGAGTAACAAAAAAGGGGTGCCAGGATCACCCGACACCCCTTTCAAAACAAGTTCATTGACATTCTTGAGAACCCCTATTCGTCGCGGACATAGGCGTCGAAACACTTGAGGTTGGAGTGGCCGGAGCATCGCTTTAGCGCATGTATGTTATGGCCGCGGAGGACGCCGATTGTAATGGCGGTACGCCTGGCGGTATGGCTCGAAATCATCCTCCATTTCGGGATTTCGCTCACGACGAGCCTCCCGTCGATGCGTTCCTCGACACGCACCGGCTCCGTGAAGCCGACGTCGCGCATCAGCAGATGCAGATATCGGTTGTAGTTCCCGATGGTCGAGGTGAACGGGGCGCTGTACCCGTACCGCTCAAGGATGCGGTAGGTGGTCTTCGCGTCTATGGCGTACTTGTCGATGTTCACCACGGCCACGGCGCCGGTCTTCTGCTGGACAATCCTGAAGATGTTCCGCTCGAAACATTCCGGGGAGATCCGAACCATGTCGCTGAACCTCTGGTATAAGTTGCACGACAGGACGAAATGGTCGCGTACACGGCGCATGGTGTCGCGGAAGTCCTTCCGCCGCCTTGCGTAGAAGCGGTCAACGTCGAAGTAGGCGATGCGGGAAACGTCGTCCGCGGACAGCGCTATCTCCTTCGGGTCGCTTTTCGGCGGAATCACCTCGCAGTAGGTGGGTGACACGGGAGCATTGTATTTCGACGCCCAGGAGAGAACGGCCTTCAGCCGGTGTATCATCGTGCCGATTGACGAGTTCTTCAATCCCCTGGACTGACAGAACGATATGAAGTAACCCCAGAATATGTCCGTTACCTGTATCGGACGGAGCGTCACGCGGTATTCGGATTCGAGGGCGCGTAGGTTGTAGAGCAGGCTCCCGATGTACTGACCGTATCTCGGATGCCTCCTTGATTTGGCTTTCACGCAAGCAAGCACCACCTCTATGAGGGAGCATTCCTTCAGGTCGATGATGAACGGGTTGCGAAGGGAGTTTTCAAGATAGTTTTTGAAATCGGCCATGTTCCCGCTTTGGGGAGAGGCCGGACAAGATAATGCTTGCATTTTAAGACAAAACTTTATAAACAAAAAAATATGCAACGCGTTTTGCAAAGCGTATGGCTCAAGCAGCTGGACATTGTGCAGAGTCCCGGCGGATGGTTCGCCGGCCTCGGCCTTTTCGTAGTGGACGCATTGACGGGTGGTAAACTCGTCATCTACACGGTGGTGATAGCGTCCATCATCGACCTCATCTGCGGAATCGCAGTAAGCCAGAAGAAGAAGCAGTTCACGCTGTCGGAACTGATGCGGAACACGGTGGAGAAACTCGCCGTGTACGGCGCCGTCCTTCTCGCTTTCCTCTGCCTTGACAAGGTCCTCTCCGTCGAGACGACGCTGGACATAGCCATCACGTCCGGCCTCGTCGGTGCGGTCATCACCATGTCGGAGGCGTGGTCCTTCTCCGCGTCGCTCCTGATTCTCTTCCCGAAGAACTCCTTCCTCCGGCTGATGCAGAAGGCGCTCACGGGCGAGATAGCGAAGAAACTCGGGTGTGAGCCGGAGGAGGTCGAGGCCATCCTCAAGACCTACCGCGACAAGAAAGTTCAGCCCCGCAACGAGAGGGGGCAGTTCGTCAGCAAAAAGAAATGACCTATGGCCGATTTCAAGTATTTCACCCTCAAGGAACTCTGCGCCTCGGACGTGGCCACGAAGAAGAAGATTGACAACTTCCCTTCGTGGGCGGTCGTGCAGCATTTGTCCGAGCTGACGGAGAAGATTCTCGAACCCCTGCGTATTGCGTGGGGGAGTTCCATCAACGTCACGTCCGGGTATCGGTGCGACGCGCTGAACAAGGCGGTCGGCGGTGTCGCTACCTCGGCGCACAAGCAGGGCTACGCCGCAGACCTCCAGCCGGGAAACGGGAAGATCGACGCCTTCGGCAAGTTCGTCAAGGAGTGGCTGACCAAGAACCGCATCAAGTTCGACCAGTGCCTGTGGGAGCAGAGCGGAAAGACAAAGTGGGTCCACATTTCTCTCTATTCGTCCACCGGCTCGCAGAGGTGCGAGACCAAGAACCTCGTCGTGAAATGAAAAAGTTCCTGAACATCGTCCTTTGGATATGGCAGTTCCCGCAGAATCTGCTGGGGTTGTTCTTCATCCTTTTCCTCAAGCCGGAGTTCCACATCGACTTCCGCACCTCCCGCATATACTACTCCACGGAAATGCGGGGCGGTATATCCCTCGGCCACTACATCTTCCTTAACGACAGGTATTGGGAGAAGAGCGGGGATTCCGAACTCCACGAATACGGACACGGCTTGCAGTCGATCTACCTCGGGCCTCTCTATCTTTTCGTGATAGGGATTCCGTCAATCCTCTGGGCGGCGTGGTGGAACGAGGATAGGGGAGTGTCCTACTATTCGTTCTACACCGAGCGTCTTGCCGACCGCCTGGGCGGAGTAAACCGATGCGAATAATATGAAACGGATCGTCCTCATACTCGCAGTCATCGTCCTTTCGCTGACGGGGTGTTCCAAAAGAATCATCGAGAAGGTCGTGTACCAGCACGACACGACGGTCGTGAATCGCAGGGACTCCCTCTATTTCCGCGACTCCATCTATGTCAAGGAATATGTCAAGGGGGACACGGTGTTCGTAGAGAAATACAAGGACCGCTATCTCTATCGGGACCGATGGCGCGACAGCGTCACCGTCAGGGTAGATTCCGTGGCCGTGGAGCGCATCAAGGAGGTCAAGGTAGAGAAACCCTTATCTTTTTGGCAGAGGCTCAAAATCGGCTCTTTCTGGTGGCTTTTCATAGGGCTTGCCGGATGCCTCGCGTGGATATTCCGAAAGCCCCTGCTCGCATTGATACGGAAATTCATTTGACGCTTTTTCGTCCGGCCCCCGGGATTGTGCCGGAAGCATGAACGGGAAGGGCGAAAAAATCCCGCCATCCTTTTGAGGGTGACGGGGTTTTTCATAGAAGTTCGTTGAATCGGTTGAACATTTCGTTCTCGGTCTTGTACGCGCCGGGGACGGACAGCGCGTTCTCCTTCCTCTCGACGAGGTGTATGACGGACGAGTGGTCTCGTCCCATCATCCGGCCTATGTCTGTGTAGGAATAACCTTCCTTGTGGAGCCGGTATGCCACGAAGGAACGGACGGTGGTGGTCATGGCGTCACGGCCCGGATTCAGCTTGACCCCGACGGCTTTCTCTGCGGCGTCGAGGACTTCGTCGTATCTCTCCGCTATCGGGGCGATGCAGTCGTACCTGTCCCGCAGACTGCGTAGCGTGTCCTTGCAGTTCTCTTCCGATACGGATTCGCCGAACATGCGCGAGTGTTCCTCGTTCACCATGAGGGCCTCGGTGAATATCTCCTGCACCTCGTCCCAGGTGAGTAGTGTCAGTACGCTCTGCTTCATTTCTTGCCCTCCCGTTCCTTCTTGAGGTGCTCCTTCGCCTGACGGAGTTCCGCCCACTGCATCTTGAGGGTTTCCTCCTCGGCGGCTATTCTATTCGCACGTTCGTCGAGGTCTGCGGAAATCTTCTCCAGTTCCTTCTCCTTGTCATCAAGGGTTTCGGAGCGGAAGGTGTTACGGAAAGACATTGCCACCGCATAGGCGGCGAGGATTGCTGCGATTACGAGTGCTATTGATTCCCACATAGTTAAATTAGTTTAAAATGTTCTTCTTTGAGTATCTTCTGCGTACCGTTGTCGAGGTTGATGACATACGATCCGTTGTCGAATTTTTGGTCTATGGTGCCGTCTCCGTAGTTGGCGGTGTGCACCCGGTCGCCGGGGCCGGGAATCCAGACGTGGTGCATCTGGAACCGGGAGATGTACTTCTCCGGGAAGATGCCGTTCTCCGGCAGGCCCCGGAGGAAACGGAATATCTGCTGGTAGCCTCCCTCGCAATGTGCCCGGTCGATGTAGAGCATCGCAAAGCGGATCAGCTCGTTCGCATCCGCAATGATGTTGGTGTAGGCGCGGGAATCCTCGTGAACCGCCTCCCAGCAGGAGGTGTCGAGGCCGAATTTCTCCATCCAATACCTTGCCTGGTCTACGCACCTTGCGTAGTTCTTGATGTACTGTTTCTTCTCCCGGTGGAATCGGTCGCCCGTTGCCCGAAGCTGTTGATCTATGTCCTCCACGAGAATCGTCGATGCCTGGAGGAAGAGGTGCAGGACGTTTACCGCCCAGCCGAGCGGTGTCTGGTTAAGGTCGTTCATATCAGTCATCTATTAAGTCAAGGAAAGCACAAGCCATCCCCTCGAAATCAAATTGCACGTCAAGGTTGTTTCGTTGCCGATAGATGCCCGTTTCCTCCAGCACGGCATGAGCGAGCGCTGCGGCCTGCTTGAGCACGTCATCTATATCAAGTCCGTCAAGCGAAACAATCGCCGATGCAGTGGTCTTTATCGTAAGGTGTTTCATGATCAGTTCTCGTTAAGTTCTTTGAGCCTCTCCACCGTCATCTTCGGATGGTAGTCCGCAAGGGCCTCCAGGAATTTCGCCTTTGACTTATAGACTTTCTTCCCTATCCTCCAGTGGCGGTAGGTTCTGCCATAGTTAAACTCGCTCGTCTTGGTAGTGTGATCGCAGAAACCGAGCATCCCATCCTCGCTGGTATAGGTGCAACAATGCTCGTTGGTCATCGCAAGGTGGGCCGCCATGCGGAACTTGACCTTTGCAAACTCCTGCTCCGTCATTTCGCCTCCTCCTGTTTTTCCTTGTCGGCAAGACCGAGTTGGTAAGCGGAGGCTATCTTTTCGGAGAGGCCCTTCTCATCCTGCTCCTTCTGCCATTTCGCTCCGGCGAGAACCCCCTCGATAAAAACATCCCTAACGGCTGACCACGAATATTTAGCGGGTTTGAAATCTGGCTTTTTAACAAATCCGTGTTCCTCTGCGAGTGTATCTGCCACATCCTCCAACCCCTCACAGACCTCCAGCTTGCTCTGCTGAATTGGCAGTTGCTTGAGCCTCGACATAAACCATATCGTGGCCCTTTTCAAGATTACACTATCCCCGCAGTTCGCTTGAAGGAAGGCAGAAATGTAAGAGCCGTTTTTGATGTCCTCCTCTGTCCATTCCGTTTGCTTGCTCTGCCTGCCGAGTTCGTAGAATCTACGGCAGATGGATTCGATGTTTACAGGATATTCACCCCTCTCTGACCTCTGCTGATATTCAAGTTCGGTTTCCTTGATTTCCATTTCCGCATCCTCGCAGACGGGTTGCTCCTTGCTCTGCTGACCAAGGGCGTAGAAATGGCGTGCGATGGTTTCCGTGTCCCGTGCATCGTTCACTCCCATAAATTCGATGGACGCAAGTTCCTTGCGAATGTCAATCTTCACGGGTTGCGGATTCATCGGCTTTTCCTCTTTTTCAAGGTCGGAGAGGAAGGAAAGTAGGGTATCGAATTTCTCCCTCACCTTTTCGACGGGAATTTTCACTTCTTCCCCGCATATTTTGCGAATCCTCGGTTTCAGCCGATTCACCTTGGCTCTAATCTTTTCGATGATGGTGTTCATAGTGATTCGATGTGTTTGGAAATTCGTAATGCAAACATTTGAATTTCGTTGTCCCTTTCAATGTCTCCGGAAACGAAGGTCATTGTCTTTTCGTATAAGCCTTTCGCCCACTCCAAGAGGGCATCCTTGCGGATGTAGATGACATCATCTTCGTAGTATTGTCTTTCAAGCGGAATATTATTTATCATATCCTGCTCAATGTAAATCTTGTCTGGTGCTTGCATGGCTATAACTTTTTGAGTTCTACATAGAGTTCAGCTAGGATTTTCGCACTTTCTGGATAATCACCGGCTCTCATCAAGCCTTCTGCATTAAGCAACACAGCCATCTGATCCTCGCTGGGTTTCCAAGAAGGACGGAGGTCACATACCCAAGCAATACACTCATCTATGTCCTTGTAGAATGCAGCCATGCATTTTTCTTTTGAGGACTTGAGAAGTGCAACCATCTGTCGTATTTTTCTTTCATCCTCCTCGCTCCACTCTACGGGCTTGATCTTCGCCATACATTCCTGGGCGGTCTCCTTGATGATAGTTACAGGCACATTCTCCACGCCAGCGAAAAGGAACCCACGATGGATCGCCCGTTCAAAGTCGGTCAGTCCAGAGTAGTCCTGCTTCTCTACGGGCTTCTGCTCTTCGGTCAAATACAGGTAATCAGATAATGTGATTGAGCCGTTTTGAAATAATTGGCGAAGGATTTCCTCTCTTGACATGACGGGCTTCTGCTCTTGCTGCTCATCAAAGTACTGCTTCATCCAGTTTTCGTTAAGTCTCTTTGTACTTTCGTCAACATCTGGCTTCTGCTCTTTCTGCTTTTCGAGGTAGTCCCACACTTGGGTATAGGTAAGATTGCGTGATTCCAATAAATCACGAATCTCGTTGTTGTCAAGATGGAGAACATCATCAATCGTCCTCATTATCCTCTCGTCCTCGCTCTCTCGGAGTTCGGGGATAAGGTCGGTAATCAGTTGGCTGGCATTGTTCTCCTTGCCGTACATTACCTCACCAGCCGAAAGCATAGTCTTTGCCCTCTCTATAATTTCATCGTAGGCTTTCGCTTTTTCTTCTATGGTCTTCATAACTCTCCTTTCTTTGCGTTATTGAATCCGGCTTCGTAGGCTATATCGAGCCACTTCTCGATCCATTCCCGCATCTGGATGATGAAGTCATCCTTGCAGACCGCCTCGTAGGATATGGGGCCTATCGCGTGGCTCTTGTTGTAGTTGTGTACTTCTTCAGGTGTCATGGTTGTATTTCTTTTCGTAATGTTCCTCCATCGCAATATCCTCCGCCTCGTTGTATAACTCATCAAAATGCTCCTTCGCGTGCTGGTAGTCCGCCTCGGAGTCGAAGTCACGCCTGCGCGGTGCAAGCGGGAAACGGTGTAGGTTGATGCTCATTTCACTTTTTGGTTTTGATATACAAGAGTGGTCTCTCTTCGTATTCGTCCTGCCAGGAACGTCCGTCCCAGTAGTCCTTGTTGAAGAACAGCGCCTTGATGAACTCGAAGTGTTCCGGCACGTCGAGGTAGAGCCTATCCACCCGATGCCCTTCGGATCGCAGACGCCGCAGATAGTCCACGGCCTTCCTCGCCTCGTACTTGCGGCAGGAAGAGAAGACCCAGGTGTCGCTGGCGGTCTTGTAGTAGTAGATGTTTCCCATGTTAGAACTCCGGTAAGTCTTCAAATTCGTCTATCGTAGCCTGGACGGGTTCCTCCTTCCAGCCGTACACTATGTTCTCCGCGACCTCGTTCTTGATTCGGCGGGTCTCCTTCTCGTAGTAGAGGCCGATGAGGTAGTCAACCACGCCTAGCGCCCGGTTCTTCACCACCTCGAGGACTATGTCGTACTCCATCAGTTCCTGCACCTTCTCCTCTCCGAAGAAGTCCTTCGCCCTGCGGATGAAGTCGTTGCCGACGCGGTGGGATATGATGAGGTTGTCGCAGAGGTTGGTGAGGTCGGCAGTTCCGGATATGGACTCCTTCCGAAGGAGCTGGAAGGACTGCTCCTTCCTCGGGTGGCAGACGAGGATGACGTGTATGTTCTTCCTCTTCGCGTACTCCTTTATCTCGTTGATGTACTGCGACTGCCTCTCGTTCTTGTCACCCTCGAACGAGTCGAGGTTGAGCGTCATCAGGTTGTCCACCATCACGAGCTGCACACCGTTCTTGTCCACGCAGTCCCGTATGTCGGGGAACACCTGCGACCACCTCGAGCCGTAGTCGTTGTTGTAGAGGAAGAGTTTCCCCGCCAGCCACTCGTTGACCTTCTCGGATATGTTCCTCGGCGCGTAGTACACGTTGTCGTAGCCGGCCTTCTGCTGGACGAACCCCTTTCCCGCCGCCATCTGGTCTATCCATCCCTGGAAGCGGAATCCCTGCAACTCGCCGGAGAAGATGGCCACCTTGTACCCCCTCTGCACCGCGTTGAGCGCGAAGAAGTCGAGGAACGTGGTCTTGCCAGAGCCGGAAAGGCCGGAGAAAATCGTCACGTCCCCGAGCGTCCATCCCATTATCTTTCGGTCAAGTCTCTCCACCCCCGACGGGATGCTGACGAGCCGTGACGGGTCGATCCATTCGATATCCTCCATTGAAAGCCATTTCTTTCCCCTCTCGTCCTCTTTCACCGGCTCGATGACCCTCGGGTCCACCGTGCCGTAGTAAGTGCGTCTACGGGCGTATTCCTCGCGTTCCTGGCGGTCATACGCTCGGGGGTCGTAGTGCAGGCGGAAGTCGCGCCATGTGAAATGCTGGCAGGAGTTGTGGAAGCACTTGAACGAGAAGGCCCCGTTGTCGAGCCGGAGGATGGCGGCGTCCTTGTGGTTCTCGTCGAACGGGCACTTCTCGAGGATGAGTTTCTCGCCTCCCTGGAACCGGCTGCGCTTGACGACCTTGATGTGGTGTTCGGCGATGAAGCCGTCAATGTCGAAGGTCTCCCTCGAATACCCGTTGTACTTGGACGGCGGTTCCACCTTCGGGAGCTGGTCGGCCACCTTCCTGATGTATGCGGCGTCGGTCTCTCGGTACTCGTCAGGCACGTCGATGAAGCAGGACATCCTCTGCGGTCGCTCCGGCGTGTCCGTCCCCTTGTTCGACCTCGTGCCTATCAGTTTAGATATGCGGGATGCGTTGAACACGGAGGTGTCCACGTCCACGAACTCGTTCGAGAAGAACATGTCCAGCACGGCGAGGAAGTCCTTGACGAGTTTCGTGTTCTCGTCGGAGTTGGCGAGGTCCACCTTGTAGAGAAGGTGGTATCCGTTCCCGCTGAATGCCACGACCGGCTTCTCGAATCCCTGGTCGCGGAGGTACTTGTATATCCTCCTCGCCGTCTCCAGCGCCCGTCGGCATTCCTCGTCGGTGGCGTTCGTGTCGGAGGAGCGCTTGGGGTCGAGGTCTATGAGGAGGGTGGTGCGGTGGTCTATGTCCCCGTCGCTGGTTGTCGCCTTCGGCTTGGATATGACCTGGTCGTGCTGGCTCCTCCCGTAGCAGGACTCCTTGACGGCGTTGATGGTCGTGTAGATCCCGTACCCCTCGAAGTTCCGTATCGCGGCGATGAGCATCTCCACGTCGGTGAAGTACCCCGAGAATGTCTTGCCCCCTCCGAGAATCCTCACCTCGGTCAGCGGGTTCCCTCCCTGGCGGAAGACGGCCCACCATTGGCGTATTGCGTTCTCGTTGTTCATGCTACTTTGCGATTATGAATTTCCCGTCCTTCCATGTCAGCGCACCTCCGCGCTTGACGTGCCTTATCAGTTCTATGTCGAGCGAATAGAGTTCGTTGTCGTGGCCTTCAAATTCCTCCTTGCGGTATCGTTTCCCTTCGACGAGCCAGTCGGGGTCAGCCGGTTGCGGAGCAGTGAAGAGATTGCCGTTGTCGTTTCCGTTCCTTTTCTTCTCCCATGTGATGACGGCGGCTTGCCAGCTCTTCATCGGTGTCTTGCCGACCTTCCATCCCTTCGATTCGTAGAAGGCTATGAACGCCTCGGGGTCGATTCCGTTGTTGCGGCTCCTGCAATAATCTTCTACCTCTTTTAACGTCGGTTTGACAAAACGTGAAGAATAACTTTCTTTTACCTCGTTAGAGGTTTTCTTTTCTTTTTCCCTTATTACGTTATTCCCTTGTTCTATTATAACGTGTTGAGAACTTGTTGTTGTCGTGTTGTTATCGTGTTGATTGCATGTTGCAATCGTGTTATCATCTTGTTGCTCTATTTGGTAACTATCGTAATTATAGATAGTTAAGATAGACCTCCTACCTACCCTCCTTGACCTTACCTCGCCAGATGCTCCCAACCTCTTCAGTATGGTCCTGACCTCCTGCAAAGAGATTCCGACGTCTTTTGCGAGTTCGGAGAGCGAGGTGACTAATTCGCCCCTCCTGACCACCACTCCCTCCCAATATCCATCTTTGTAATTGGCTTCAACGAGGAGGTGAACCCAGAAGGCAAGCATATTGGGGTTATGATACCACCCCCATTCCTTGATAGTCCTTTTCACAATGATGTGTCCTTTAGTAAACATGGCCATAACCCCAAAAAATAGTTTTGCATCCCTTCCATCTCCCGAATGGGAGTGTCGCGGTTAGGAAAGGACGCAAAACTATAATGATGGCTATAAGCCGGATATGTCTTGTTGCTCGCTCCTGACCGCGACGAAAGGAACTGCGACAAAGGTACAATAATGGTTACGCCCTGCGTTCACGATTCGTGAAACCTTCATCAGTCGAGGAACCTTGCGAGCCTGCCGTCAGCGACCTCGTAACCGCGGGCCTTGAGTTCCGACCAGAGTTCGCCGTCGGAGAAGGAGGAGAGGGGAGACCGCGCAGGCTCGAGGAGTTCGTTCTTCACCTCAACGTCCAGCATAGCCGGCTCCACGCTCGACGGCTCCTGGGATTTCTTCTTCGAGCGGCTCGCGTCCCTTATCTGCTTCATCTTCGCGCTGATGCTGAAGGCGATGTTCTTGTACAGGGTGTTGGTCGGTGCCATCGCCGCGGCCCAGGTGTACTTGTACGCGAGTCTCGGTGCGGCGAGGTTACGTTCCTTCTCGACGATCCCGCGGTCGACGAGTTCCTTGAGTACCTGGCTGTAGTAATTGCCGAGATGGGCGAATCCTCCGCAGTATCCGCCCGGCTGGGCGATGATGGTCTCGTAGATTTTGTCGGTGCATTCCTTGACGTGTGCAAGGGGGTTGCGTTTCACTCTCTTTTCCATAAACTATCGGTATTCTTTGTCGTTAGAACGGGAGATTTGAGTCGTCGTCCGGCGGGAGGTCTTCCTCCGGCTCCTGCCTATGCTCCTCCGCTTTCTTCGCGGTGACGATGCTGACGTCGTATGCGTCCAGCTTTCCGAACCACTTGCCGTTGTATTCGCGGGCGTCCGGTCTCCACATCACCTTGACCATCGTACCGAGCGGGGCGGAGAGGATCTTGTCCACCTTCTCCGAACCGAAGGCGCTGAAGAGAATCTTCCCCTCGTTGCCCTGCGGGTCTGCGTACTTGAGGACGAAGTCCACGGACTTCCATTCGTTTCCTTTCTTGGACGTCCCGGTCCTCGGGTCGCCAACCCATTCGAGTTCCCCCATCCAGGGGGAGACCGCATTCAATGCTTCAGTTGCCATATCTTATTGTTGTTTGAGTTTCTTGAGCAGGAACGACCGCGAACCGGGTACCGTCTTGCAGTACTTGTCATAGAGGTCGGGGTTCTCCTCGGCGAACCGCTTGGAGTCGAAGGAGGTCTTGTCCTTGCCGGACTTCCACGTCAGCAGAACCGTTCCGTTCTCGTCCACGATGGCCTCGGAGTCGGACATGAACATCTTCAGCGAGTTCTGGAGTTCCGCTATCTCGTCGCCAAGTGCGTCGTATATGGCCTTCTTCTCGCGGAGGACGTTGATCTGGTCGATGGCGTCCGCGTCCGCCTCGATGGACTTCTCCGGCGTGGACCTCGGGATCTTCACGGCGAGGTCGGCCACGCTGATGGCGTCCGGTTCCTTCCCGCCGAGTACGCTATCGTTCCAGAACTCGGCCACCCGATGGGCGATGAACTCCGCGAACTCCTCGTCGTAGGGTATGTTCGCGTATCCGAAGCGCCGGCCCGATTCAAGCCAGGCGATGTCCGCGTCATGGATGCCCGTGACGTACTGCTGGTAGATTACCTGGGCCACCCAGTGCGGAGGGAGGTTGTCCTCGTCCACGGGAAGGGCGGTCGTCTTGCATTCCAGCAGTTTCTTCCTTCCCTTCACGATCCGGTCGGGTGTCACCCGCATGTAGTCGTACTTCGGGTGTACGTAGATGATGTCCGCGGCGCTGGCCTTGATGACCTTCTGCCCCGTCTCAATCTCCCACCTCTTTGCCACGGCGTCCTCGAGCAGATGGCCCATGAGCATGGCCTCGTTCTCCGGCTCCGGCGGAACCTGGCCGGTCTTCTTCAAAAAAAGGCTGAACGGAGAGTCGAAGGGGCTGACGCCGATGATGGCGCCGACCTCCGATGCTCCGATGCCCTTCTTCCTTTCTTCGAGCCACTCCTCGTGGCTCTTCGGTCTAATGATGATTGGTCTATACATGTTGTCTAGTCTTCATTAATGTTGTACATGACTATGGGATGGCTCGGGATGTACGGGAGGGCGCGGATGGTGTTGTACTCGATGAACTCGACGGCGTCCTCGTATTCCATCCCGTCCTCCCGCATGAGGTGTTCGACCATCTTCTCGAAGTCGTATACGACATGCCCGTCAGTGTCGACGCCGATGATGGCGTCGTCGTAGTCGGGGTTCTCGAAGACGGTCGATTCCTAATAGCCCATCTCGACCAGTCTCTGCCGGTTCGGGAACTCGTTATTCTCCATTGCCGGAAAAGATTTCACCCGTCTCCGGGTTCGCCTGCGGCTGTTCCTCCGGACCTTCCTCGGCGCCGGGGTCCTCGGCCTTCTTGGAACGGCGCTTCTTCATCGTCTCCATCTGCTCCTGCACGGCCTTCGCCTTCTCCTTCGCGGATTCGGAAGCCTCCGGCTGGGGTTGCTCATCGGGTGCGTTGTCAGCATAGGTGCTGACGTTGGCCTCGTTCGTCACGGACTGGTCGTCCTTGATAGCCATCTGGAGTTCAGCGGATTTCGGACAATACTTTACGATGAGGTGCTTGAGGACGGTCTTGAGGGCCATCGCCGAAAAGTTTTCCTTCCAAATTCCGTATCCTTTCTTGAAGGTCTGCGAATAGCGGAGGGCATGGGCCTTGCATTCCTCGACGGTCCAATAGACGGTTTTCTCAAAGCCATTGGTCAACCTGACGTAGGCCATGTAGCCGATGATGTTGTCGGACTTCTTCGCGTCCTCATCGAAGACGTACTCGCCCGAGAAGCGATTCTTGTGTACGAGCTGTCCTTCGTAGACAATCTCGTTGGCGATGAACTTGACCTGCCCCGTCCTCATAAGCAGATCCATCCAACCATTTCGCATGATTTGGAAGGAGGCGTTCTCCCCGTAGGGGATGACCGCCGCAAAGCCGAGATTGTTTTCGATTGGCAACCCAAGCGGGACCGATTTCATGGCCGCGTAGATGACGGACATGGGGTTGCACTTCTGGAGGTTTGTGTCGTTTGCGACCACCGAAACGAGGGAGGTCACGAATGCGTCCTTCTTCTCGCCAAGCACATCGGTAAGGTATGCCTGGGAATTTGTACCCCGGATAGAAGCATTGAACTTCTGCATGGGGGTCATCTGCTTTTGTACAATTTCGTTTGCCATGTTTTGATTATTTTGTAATGAATTTCCAATGTTTACCATGAAGGGAACTGAATCGACCGCGAAGGTGGTCTCGTAAACTATTTATATGCTCTCCAGTTTTTCTTGCGGCCTCAACGACGGAACTATATGTTATTCCGGTCTCTTCGCACATGACCATTTTCCCTGCGTGCTTTCTTCCAAGTTCTCTAAATGAGTGCAGGGCATTGTCTCGATACGAACACCATTCAAGGTTTTCCAGTCTGTTATCTGTCTTAATACCGTTCTTATGGTTTACGGTTGGCAGGTTGTTAGGATTAGGAAGGAACGCCATGCACACAAGGCGATGAACCTGGAACATTTTCCCGACATTGCACTTGTACAATATTATTTGACAATATCCAGCATTCCTGTAAACAGGAGTTGTTTTTATCTCCTCCCGTTTTCTCCTTACATACGGACTTCTGCCGTCAGTCATAATAACCGGTGTCATTCTCTCAACCGATTTCACCCTACCCATGTTGGACACCTGGTAATACCCTTCGTACCCGGGGATGTCTTTCCAAATCTCTTCCATTATCCGATCCAGTATCTTGCTACGTACACGTCCTTTCCCTCGGCGTTCTTCACCTTCACGCGGTCACGTTTGGGCGCATAGCCGAGCTGTTTCTCAATGTCCTTGATGCGTGCTCCGAGACGGAGGGTGTGGAATTTCTGTAATGCCTCCAGCGGGGTGATTGAATGTCCTTCCAGGAGATAGGAGAGGATGCGGGAGGTCTGCGAACGGCAGACCTGCGGGTTGTCGTTTGTGTTTGCTTTCATAATGGTATCAGCGAATTAGTGTCTGCGATTATGCACTTGTCGTTGTCGAGCCGGACGAGCCAGCCGAGGTCGCACCTTGCGACGAGTATTCCGTAGCGGATTCCGTTCGCGGTGGTCCATTTGACCCTATCTCCTTCTTTCATATGCTTTCGTCACGTTGAGGTAAGCGCCCGAAAGGAAGGCGAGGGCCAGCCAGAAAAGCGTCCACTTCACGTTCGGTGAGCCGTCAAGGTTCTCCGCTCCGGCGAGGATGACGGACACTATGCAGACCGTGCCCGCAAGGATTTTCAAGAATTTCTTCATGGCTATCGTGTTTGTGTTCGTAGTATGCGTATAAAGGGAGGACGGGCCTCCCTGCCGGTGCCCGGAATCGCCCTAATTCTTTACCTGGCGGGCCTTCTCCGTATGCGGACTGCTGAAATACACCTGGGGACTTTCCGCAACATATTCACGGGCATACCCAAGACCACGGCTCCGGCCGGCCGTGCGCCTGCGCCAGCACCCCTGATTCTCAAATGGGACTCCGAAGGGGTGTCACCCTCCTTCGGAATCAGGTCGATTCGGAACATAAAGCCCGCGGGATTCCACCACGGCCGCCGCTCCATTACGGCTTTCTATGTTGAACAAGGTTTTTTCGGAGAGGAAAGGAAGCCACGGACAGCCGTTCGGATTCCGTGGCGGATGAACAACTAAAACTAAAAACTTAACACACTCGACTTGAACTTTCACTTATATGGGCTTTTCCTCACGGCTCGCACGCCTCACGGCGTATCTTCCTTTCCATAACGATGCAGGGGTGGGAATCGAAGTCGGTGACGTCGGTCATCACGAAGCCGTTCCTGCGATACCAGTCGGCCATCCACGTCCCCGGCTCGACAGATAGTTTCGCCACGTCCGCTCCGAGCCTTCCGGCCTCCTTCACGGACTGCTCGAGGAGCCTCCTGCCGATTCCCTTCCCTCTCAGGCTCTCATGCACGATGAGGTCGTGTATCACGGCTATGTCGGGACTTTCGTCGAGCATGCTGACCATGGCGATCCCGAACCCGCCGTCAAGGACTATCACGGAACTCCTTCCCCAGAAGGAGGCCGCGCGGAGAATCACCTTCTCCATCATGCGAGGGCGTCGAAGGCCCGCAGTATGTACTTGCCGAGAATGTAACTCCTTCGGTTCACCCTGCGGGGTTTCGTCTCGGGCAGATAACCCTGCCTCCTCCAACGGTAGATTGTCTTGCGGTCCACCCCGAGAAGGGATGCCGCCTCGGCGAACGAGTAATGCCCGTCCGTCGCTACGCGAGGTCTTGTGTTGGTCATGGCTACTTCTTTGTTACGGTTACTGTTGCCGTCTTTTTGTCAAGGTCGAGGCTCACGGACACCTTCTTGTCCTCGCTCTCCTTCGAGAAGTCGGACGCCCTCGCGCGGAGGGTCAGGAGGTCGTTCGCGTTCTCCACCTTCACTTCGGTCTTTCTGTTCAATGGGAGTAACGAAAGCGCGAGTTTCCACTTGCGCATCTGGAAGAGTTCCTTTGATTCTTTGAGAGACATATTGGTCGTTATTCGTTTCGGTTATATATGTGCGAGCGCAGACGATGATACCATATCACACCTGCACTCTGCGTTACACGAGGACTTGTGACCTCCGCCGGTCGCATTACAGATGCCGTCCGTTCCGCTATTTCTCCGAGGCGATACGTTTACCGGACGTATCTCTTTCCCCTCGGCACGGCGTTGTTTCCAGCCTGCGGATTAGGAGTTTCGGCTGCTCGGCTTTGTCTGCCGGCCCCGGGGCCTCTGCGCCCCGAACCACTCTTGGCGGTGGCTCTTGCCCGATAGCACACGCTATCACTAAGTGTTATCACAAAATAGTTTTGGAAAATAGAGTAAGCGTTTCTATATTTGCAGAATAATGCTGGACACATTATACTTATTATAGGCGCTTGTTCTCATTTTGCTCTAACACCCGACAGCAAATATAGGACAAATTACTGTAATAACAAACGAATTGCAGAAAAATTTGCAAATAAATTTTTTTAATTTGTTCTGTATGGAAAATGAGGGAGTGAAAGAAAGGCTCATCGAGTTCTTGAAACACAAGAAAATGGGCCAGGCGAAGTTCGAGAAGTCCATTGGCGCGAGCAACGGATTCGTAAACAACATACGGCAGTCCATCCAGCCGGACCGATTGCAGAAGATTGCTCAGTTGTATCCCGAGCTGAACATATCCTGGCTCCTCGTGGGAGAGGCGCTGGGAGGCCCGATGATAAAGAGGCAGGAGAAGGCGTCCGTGAAGGACGGGGAGCAGTCAGCGTCCCTTCCCCTGATTCCGATAGAGGTGTTCGCCGGTCCGGGCGAGATAGACTACGGGGACGAGAGGGTGCAGGACCACTACACCGTGACGGACTTCAAGGACAGCGACTTCCTCCTGCGGGTGAAGGGCGATTCCATGACGCCGAAATACAACGGAGGCGACCTGGTGGCGTGCCGGCGTGTGCCGGACGTGTACTACCTACAATGGGGGCGGGTGTACTGCATCTACACCAAGAGCCAGGGGGCGATGATAAAGAGGCTCCAGCCGTCCGAACGGGAGGGATGGATCAAGTGCGTCAGCGAGAACGTGAAATACGCGCCGTTCGACGTGCCGATGGAGGACATAGTGTCCGTGGCGCTCGTGAACGGCTCAATCTCCCTGGAATGATGGACGGACTTTCGGAAAGACTGGCGACAGCCGTGGAGTTCCTCAAGCGGAACGGCTACGCAAAGAGCGGTCGGGACGTGGCGAGGCGGCTGGGCGTGCCGGATTCCACCGTCAGCATGGCCATGAACGGGACGAGGAAGCCGTCCTGGGAACTGCTCCTGAACTTCTGCGACGCCTACCCCATAGACTTCGCGTGGATGCGCACGGGCGAGGGCGAAATGATTAAGGGGGAAAGGGAGACCGCCCTGCTGAAACGGATAGAAGAGCTGGAACGGACGATTGAGAAGATGAAGGGGTAGCCGTCCGCCCCTGCGGAGAACGGGATTCCGCTTGCAAATCGCTTGCAACGGATTCAATGGCGCTCGCAATCCGCTTGATACCAAATAGTTGCACGATTCGTGCGCTTGCTTGACAGGCAAGAGGTCGGCAGTTCAAATCTGCCAGTCCTCACAAGGACCTAACTTATTGGTATTAAGTTGAATACAAGGGTCGCCAATCCCGTTCTTAGCGATAAGGACGGGATTATTTTGTGCCCTAAAAACGGGGCAAAATAGGGCAAAATAGGGCATTTGTTTGCAAATTGTTTGCAAATTGTTTGCAACAAAATCCTATTTTGCAAGCGGAAAGAAAAGAACAAAACTTAATACCATCAGTTATGGCAAACTTGTATCTCTATCTTGACACGCGGAAGCCCCGCAAGGACGGGACGTGCCCGCTGAAAATCGTGCTGACGCACAACCGCAAGGCGGCTTACTCTCTGCTCGACATAGACCTCCTCCCCGACGAGTGGGACGACGAACACAAGCAGGTGGTCGGGCGTGCCGACAAGAAATTCCAGAACGTGTTCATCAAGAAGCGCATGGCGGAATGCACCCTGGCCTTCCAGCGCATCATGCTGAGGGAGGACTTCGCAAGGCTCGACAGCCGGCAGATACTCGACATGGTGGTGCGCGGGACGGACACGGCGAACGAGCCTGGGGACGGGGACTACCTCATCCCCGCCTACAACGAGTACATAACCCTCTGCCGGAAGCCGAGCACGGCGGCGAGTTACCGAGCGTCGCTTAAAAACCTTATGGAATACTGCTCCGACATTGATTCCCTTCGTTTCAAGGACATCAACGTGGCGTGGCTGCGCAAGTACCAGAACTGGCTCCTGGACGAGCGGAAGATGAGCGTGAACGGGGCGAACGTGTACCTCCGCAACCTCCGCACCGTGTTCAACTCCGCCATAATGAACCAGTACACCTACGCCCGATACCCGTTCAGGGACATTGACATGAGCACCGCCGAGCCCGACAAGCGATATGTGGAGTGGGGCGTGTTCCTCGACTGGGTGTCCTATCCCGTGACGGATTTCCGGCAGATGTACCGCGAGCTGTTCCTCCTCTCGTTCTACCTCTGCGGAATCCGTCCCGTGGACCTTCTCCACGTCAAGTCCTCGCAGGTGGTGGACGGAAGGCTGGTGTACTGGCCGGAGAAACTGAACGGACGGACGAAACTCTCCATAAAGATTGAGCCGGAGGCGTGGGAGATAATCAACAAGTACCGGGGCGACGAGTACCTTTTGAACATAATGGAAAACCGCAAGGACTACAAGGCGTTCATGCAACATTGGAATCGTGCGCTGAAAGCCATCGGTCCTGACGAGACCTACGAAAAGACGGGGCAGAAGGGCAGGGTCTACACGAAGGTGCGCCACAGCGGAGTGATTCCCTTCATCACGATATACTATTCCAGGACTTTCTGGGGGAGTTTCTGCTACAACGTCCTCGGCGTTTCGATGGACACGATCTCGCAGGGATTCGGACACAAGAGCGGATTGAAGGTCACGAATTTCTACGTCAAGCGCGGGGACGAGCTGGTGGACAAGACCAACCGAGAATTGATTGACCGGCTGAAGAAGGACTTGGAGGAGAGGAAGGCGGGGGAGAAGGCCGGATAGGATTTCTCACAAAATGTGAGGCTTGATTGCCGTCCTTCGGCTACCTTGCCAGCGCAAAACAAAAAAAAGACAAGATGAATCCCGAAAAGAAGAAAAAGATTCTCCGCATCGCTACAATCGTCCTGCTCTTCCTCAATGCGATTGCCGTGATTGCCACCTGCGCCGCCGTGTGGAACTCAAAGCAGGGTGCGTTCCCTTCCATCTGCGCCATCGTGGTGTTCGCCGTGAACGCATGGGGCATCTACCGCAACGCAAGGAATCTCAAATGGACTGACGGGGAGTAACCGGCTACCGCAGGACACGAAAAAAGGCAGACACTTGATGGTGCCTGCCTCTTTTTTCGATACGGACGGACAATGATTGCGGAGTTCTCTACTCTATCCCGTAGTCCTGGGCGAGTTCCCTCACCCAATCTTCGAGCATATCCACGAAGGGTGTCGAATCGTCCTTCGTGAGTTCACGGAGTTCCTTGATTCGCCTTGCCGTGATTTCCGACACACGGAAGGGGAGCATGGTGTTCTTCGGATTCTCCTTGTAAGGTCCGACCTTCACCCCTGCCTTCCTCCCTGCGCCCTGCCGTTTACCGCCCCGTGCGGTTGTCTTTGCTGTCGCTTTCTTCTTTTCTGCCATATCTCTCTTGTTGTTTGCCGTGATTAAAATGCGAGCCGAATCCTTCGGACGTGCGAGAACGTGTCATAGCGCACCCTTCGCGGGATAATCAGTCCCCGATATATCGCAGGGTATAGTCCGCTCAAAAGACCGCCCTGCAACACCCGAAGGTAAGCCAGTTCCTTGTTCCCGTCATCGTATTCGATGATTCGCCAATGGTAGTCGGAGGAGTTCAGGAGTTTCATCATGTTGTTGTACCTTCCTATCACTCCCCTCCAATAAGCCTCGGTCTGCGGTTTCCCTTCCGTGCCGTACCTACGGGGGAAGAGTTTGATGCACCGCAGTTCGCTCCAAAAGTATTTGAGGTATTCCTTCTTCATCTGGATCGTGGTGCAAAGATAATCAAAAATACTCGGAGAACTCGTCAGCCACGCACCCGAAGGCGAGGGACGGGAAGAATACCCGTTCCCTCTGCTCCTCGCTTGCCGTGCTTTCCGTGTCGGTTTCCTTCTCGGTTGCCGTGCCGAGGATTTCCGCCTCGGCTTTCGCCCGTTTCCTTTGGGCGAGAATGTCAATGAGTTTCATATCGTCTGGTGTTTAAGAATCTATTCGTTTGAGGAATCCACTACGGAGTTCCTCGCCCATAAGTTTTACCGACCAATGCGGATTCGGTGTGTTCTTCTGTCCGTTCGTGTAGGTTTCCTCACACTCTGCGAACACACCCAACCTATCGTGATAGAAACGGACTACACGAATGGTCGAGAAGTGTAGTTTCTTTCCCTTGAACGGGAGAAAGTGGGCGAATGATTCGCCAACCTTGATGATTTCCATATTGTTTGGTGTTAAAGTGTTGCTTTCAGTCCTTTCAGTATCTCGTTTAGTTCCTCCAAGTCAAAGTCATCGAAATCCCTCGGCTCGGTTTCTCCACGCAGGGTAAACCACAAAGTCCCGTCCTCGCAGGAAAAGCAACTGACAACTATATACTCCGCATCAATCGCAATATCGCAGGGCAGGGGGTTTTCTTCGTGATTCTCCGCAAGGAAATGGTAGATTTCGTGGCGAATGTCCTCCACCTCTACGTCCGTTTCGGTAAACCAGCACTCGCACGATTCGCAGTAATACTCCCCGTGTTCTTCATCACGCAGGGAAACCCGTTCGGAATAGCAATACGGGCATTCTTTGATTGTTTCTTTCATAACTGATGTTTTAATGGGTTAATTGGCAGGCATAGGCAGGTATCAGCCACCTATGCCCGAAAGAAGTCCCCCTATTATCTCCCGACAACGAATCGGGGGACTGAACGAATTGTGTAGCACCTCACGGAGAATCCGAAAGGACTGCGATTGTGAACGGCTCGCAGTCAGCCGTGATGAGTTAGGCGGCGACCTTCGCTTTCTTCTTCTTGCCACTTGCGATTTCCCTCACTCTCCACATATTATCCTGCATCGTCTTGACAATCTTATCGTGCAGGACGGAATGGGTATCGTGTACCCCGTAGCACTGCATAATCGTGAAAGTGGTTAGGTTAATCTCAATCGTTTCAATCGGGTTGTTGTGTCCGTCCCTTGCGGAGAGAATCAGCGAGGATTCCTTCTTGTAGTAACCGCAACGGAACACACAATGGTTAAGGTACGTCCCCTCATAGCGGAACTCATCAATGCTTTTCAGCGGAACGATAGTGAACAGGTCGCTGTCAATTTGCAGTCCGAAATACATTTCCCTTCGCTTGATAAACGCTTTCTCGACCTTCTCCTTGTTCTTCATATCCTTCTTGGTCTGCTCGTGCATACGTTCAATCCTCTCCCTTCTCCTTTGTTCTTCTCTGCGTTCCTCTTCTCTGCGTTCAAGTTCAAGGTAGTGGTTATGCTCTGCGTGAATGTCGGCAGGGCATACATAGCGAGGATTGTGGTAGTCAAGACCTCGCTTGATAACGAAACTCATAAGGTCAAGCCATTCCGTAACATTACTCTTGTAATCGTAGTTGTTTCGCCTACAAATCTTGACTGCGGTAAAGTATGCGTTCGCCCGTTCTTCGGTGCATCTATCGGTAATATGGTCGAATACTGCGTAGTCCTTGCCTTTCAATAGGGTTTCGTACATTGGCTTGTAGTTCTTTCCCGAAAGATTCTCCATAGCACCTATCGCCGTAAGTGTCTTGATAGACTTGAAGGCGGTTGCATTAAGTCCCATTCTCCTGAACGATTTGCTGATGGTCTTTCCAATCGGGCAGATATTGTCGGTGTTAAAGTAGTTTTGACTGCCTGCCCTTCTCGCTTCAAGTTCGTTGTCGCACTCAATGTACTTGTTGTAAGTCCACTTGTCGGGGTTGGTGCATTCGTATCTCCATTGGTGCAGACAGTACGGGTTGTAGTGATAACCCATTCCGTTTTTGGGAAGGGAACGGAAATGCGTAAGGGTGCATTTGGGATTGTTCCATGCCTGGCATACCTCATAGAACTCCCAATCGGTGCTATCCTTGCGTAGATAAACCCACCTCTGCATATAGAAGAGCCGTGTTACCTGCCAATCCCCGACTGCGCTCATCACTTGGAAGAAAATATCTTGGTGGTTTCCGTAACCGCCATAGTTCACTCCGTTCCGTGTCCACTTTTGCCCCCTTGAATCAAAGTAGCGGTAGGCACGAATCTTCGCCCCACAATGGGGGCAACGGATTGTCTGCGTCTTTTGGCTTGAAGAGAACTGCACCTTCTCCTTGCACTCTGGACAAACGCACTCCCTTTGTCTTGTTCCGAGGATTCCGATAGTGTAGGTAAAGTTACCCTTCGCCCACTCCTTCTGCTTGTCCGTGAGTTTCGGAACTCGCTTGGCAAGTTCTTCAATCTCAATCTGCGTTTTTGTGAGATTCTTAATCATAATGCGTAATGTTTTAGTTGTTGTATTGGTACTCCCGTTCCGCAGTCAAGGGAACGGGAATATGGTCTATTCCTCGTTGGCGAAGAAATCAGCGAACATATCAATCGTTTCAACCGACTTTGCCTGCTGACGGCTCGTTTTCTTCGCATCTTTGAGAGTTTCGGGACGTTCCATAGGGATAAACCCTGCGTTGAGGTTTTCCTTCGCCTTGCCCTTCTTCTTCCCGTCCTCGGTCTTGGTGGCACTCACGATTGCCTTCGTAATGTCCACCACGTTCTTCACGGGTTTCTCCTTCTCCTTTACCTTCGTAGGGGATTTCGGTGTCGGGACTGCGGAAACAACCGCCTTTGCGTTCGTTACCTTGTGTACCTCCAAGAACTCCTCATCGTAGTAATGACGGATAAGGCGGTACATATCCTCATCGGGGAATCCAGCCATTCCGAAATTGCCGTTGCGGTGGCTCTTTGCGTAGTTGTATGCCTCGCTCATAATGTACTCGGCACACTCGGCAAGGGACTTTGGTTTCTCCTTTCGGCTCTCCCGTTCCCTTACCACGTTGGCGAAGATTTCGTCCTCGGCAATCAGTTTCTCATAGAACGGCTTGATTGCCATTACAAGCGGATTGAAGGAAAGTCCCGTAGGAAGGTTGCTCTTGAACTCTTCCTTCGGTTTCTCGGCTTTCTTGTCCTTGCCCTTCGTGTCGGTCTTTTTCTCGGCAGATCCAGCCGGCTTTTCCTCCTCTTCCTCTCCTTCGGATTCCTCGGAAGGTTTTTCATCGGTGGATTCAGCCGTGTCCTCGCCCTCGTTGGTTTCGGGCAAATCTTCGGGCAAGTCCTCTTCCTCGGTGGCTTTGTCCCCGTCATAGGCGAGGCACTCGGCTACGGCTTGCTTGTCATTGGGGCAACCGAAATGTTTTGCCATATCCGCAACCGCATCTTCGCCCCACATAAGGTCAATCAGTTGGAGTACCTTCTCAACTGGCTTGCCCTTGCAGAGTTCAAGGGCATTGATGATTTGTTCTGCGTTCATAGTGCTTATGATTTTAATTGGTTTGTGATTGGCAGATGCGTGTTCGGTCAGGAACACGCACCCGTGATAGGTTAGGGTTTCTTGATTTCGTAGTCAAGGATAGACCATAGGCAGATGCCTATAATCAGAAAGAGAATGATTCCGATGATAATCATAATCGTATCGGCTTAAAGGTAGTGTTCCTCTATCCAGAGGTCATCGTGGTCTTGGGAATACTCCCCGTATCGGCAGGCGGTAAAACGGGTTTCCTCATCGGTGCTAATCTCGCTTTCATCCCACTCGCCCCGAAGGGAATCGGCTCTCGCTTTCAGTTCTTCGATTGCATCTTCCCGTCTGCGGAACGGCTTGACGGACACCTCTTGGTCGGTGGGGGTGGCATAGTCATAAATCAAAATGTAAATCTTCATAATCGTATCGGTTTAAGGGTTAATCTCGTTGCAGTCCTCGGCTATCACTTTATAGATGATTGTTCCCTCTCCGTCCGCAAGGACAATCTTCGCATAGAATCGGGAACACAAGGAATCCGTAATGTAGTATCGTTCGGACAACCTCGCACACTCTTGGTAGTATTCCGCTTGCAGTCGGGCAGATGCAACTTGGTAGGTGTCGAAGGTGTCAATCACTTGCTCATCGGGACACTCGTTCGGTGCTTGGTACTCCCGATAGAGAACGTGCAAAGTCCGTGTAATCATATCCTCTCGTTTAGGCGGGCAAATCTTCGATTTCAGCCGTTTTCCGAATCGGGTGGAGTTGGAGGTCGGCTTTACGCAGAATCTCGTTGTAGAACTGAATACAACGGCTTGCCTTTTCGCTCGTTATCCCCAATTCCCAACGAATGTGGTGCAACCCCTGCGGAATCAGCGAGGGGTGTCGGCTCTTGATGTGTTCGGCTTTGTCAGCCAACACTTGCAGATACTGAATCTGCTTGTTTGTCGCTAATAACATAACTATTGGTATTAAGGTTTGAATGTGGCAGACGGGTAGGCGGTCAAGCCACCCCGTCCGTGTTGTCCGTGAGGTGGACAAGTCCTAAAAGCCGAGCAGACGCTCAAAGTAGTCCATTTCAAGACCATAGCCGAGGAGCAATTCCTCCATATCCTCGTAGGTCGCATCGCCCGTTGAAAGCATATCGTTCATTTCGGCTTTCAGTTCACGGGTTTCTTTTTTCCCGATGATTTCTTCAACTTGTTTCATAGCGGTATCGGTTAAAGGTTTGCAATCCGTTCCCCGTCACGGAATCCGTTGTAGTTCTCTCCTGCATATACGGGGATTTCGTTTCCGTCCACTACCATATAGTTGCAGTCGGAAAGATGAATGGCGAAAGTACCTTCAATGTATTCCTCTACATCGTATTGGTCGGAAAAGTCCAGAGTTTCGGGAAGGTTGCCGACAATCACACTCCCTGCGGAGTAGTCAAGAATAATAACTTTGCTCATAATGCTTGTTGTTTAATGGTTTGATAATTGGCAGATGCAGGGGATTTCACTCGCCCTGCACCCGTGTTCATTCGTTGTCCCACCAATCGGCTTTGTCCTTGTAGATTTCTTCCTTTTGTGCGGTTGTCCGTGAGTTCCACCACTTGTTCGCCCTATCCTCTGCGTAGAGCAGATTCTCGCCCCTTCCGTCCTCTTCGGTGGGGTAGGGTACGTTTGCGAGTTGGCATTTCTGCATCGTGTCCTGTTCTCCCCACCAATCATCGAAGAACTCTTCCTTTCTCTCCATGTTCTCTTCCGTTTCTTCCTCGGTATCTTCAAGGTCGGAAAGGCGGTAGGCAATATCGTTCAGTTCCCCGTGAAGGTAGTCGGCTATCTGCTCGGTGTTGGTGTCCTCGGTTTCTCGCCAAAGGGTGTCGCACTCTTCGGCTAATTCCTCAATTTGGAATCGCAGGTCGCAGATTATCTGCTTGATTTCTTTCAGTTCCATGTTGCTTGTTGTGTTATAGTTCAAATCCGTGTATCTCGCAAGGTTGGAGAAGGGACTGCACCTCTTCGATGCAGTCCTCTCTTACCTTTACTCTCCATAATCCGCAAAGCCGTTCTGCGGAGTACAACGTGTTGTCCCGATAGATGAACGGGTACTTGTTGTGCATATACTCGCTTATAGCGGTCATTTCTTCATCGGTGGCATAGACCGATATGATTTTCTTCCGTGCCATAGTTGCTACTGGTTTTTGGTGTTGTTGTCCTCTTCCTTCCCCCACCTTTCAAGGATTGCGGAGAAGATGATTGCAGGGATAATGAAATAGAACATAGCGGTATCGGTTAGAAGGTTTCACAAATGCAGTCTATCACGTTGCAGGGTTTCCCGAAAGCAGGGACACTTGTAAAGTATTCCTCGCAGTCGGAGCAGGGGCAGAAAACGTAAAGACGGGCGGTACTCTGCCAATTTGCGATGATTTCAAAATCCTCATCGGAAATGCCCGTCCAATCATCGTTGATAAGGGCGCATAATGCCCATGCAGGGATTTTTTCGATAGTGCGTTCCATATCGTTCGGTCAGTTTAGCAGACCTGCTGGGGGACTGCGATTCGATACTCCATAGAAGGGTTGCAGGCGAAACGGAGTTCCATTTCTTCCTCTGCGTTCTCTTGTGTGGAAAAACTACCGTACCAATGCCATTTCTTTTCATCGGGGCATTTGCCGATAAGCCAATAATTGTTCATAATGTTGTGTTTTTAGTTGTTAAATTGGGTGGCGGATAGGGTTTCAATCCACACCGCCACAAAAGGGTTTATTCCGCACTTGTAATGGTTATCTTTACCTTTTCAAGGTTGGAAAACTGCGATAGGAGTTTGTCCCATTCTTCTGCCTTTGTTAGCAGATTCTTGGGGTTGTCGGTCGTTACGACAACCCCGTAAATCGTGTTCTTCTCCATAGGTTAGGCAAGTTCGAGGTTTTTGTCCCGTTCTTCTTCCCATTGTTTGAACTCAGGGGAAGTGGTGTACACCTGCGAATCAATGAGCAGGGGATTGAGTTCACCGCATTTCTTTTGGAAGTCGCGCAGATAAGCGAAATACATAGACGTTGCGTATTGGTACGTCCGTACCGCATCTTTGTACTTGTACTGCGTTTTCTTGTTGGTTTGAATGACCTGCAACGCCTTTTCACGAATCGTCTCGGCATCTACCTTGTCTCCCTTCGGGAAATGAATCGTGGTGTAAATCTCGCTATCGCAGTAACCCCAACCTCTCGCACCCTGATAACCCCTATCTTTCGCAAGGTAAAATTCCACCTTGTTCCAGGAGAAATCATCGTAACTCATAGAGATGTAGATTTTCCCCTTCTCGCCCCAAGCGGAGTCCAAGAGTTCCTGCACCTTGTTCGTGATTCTACGGGAAAGGGTCTTGCCGTCATTCTTCACTATCTCGCAAATGAAGATGCCGATAGACTGAGCAAGCACATTGACCGCATTGTCAATGGCTTTCGCCCTCAGTTCCAACTCCTTGAAATCGTTTTTGTAATTCGTGTAACTCATAATGATTTGGTATTAAGTGTTAAACATTGGAACTCGGCGGGATACATTCAAACCCCACCGAATTAAATCAGTACGTTGGGAGTAGTACGTTCTTTCTTCACTCTTGTAATTTATTGTCCGTCCGTTATCCTGCGGATAGTCAGTTACGTCTTGTCAAAGTCCTTCGGAGGTTTCCGCTAATCGTATAGCCAGTTGCCTGCGTTCGCCATCTTGGATAAATGAATCCGTGTGCTTTGTCCGTCCGTGTTAGAGCATTTCCCTAACCTTCCGAGAGCAAAGGTATAACAACTTTTTCTAATATGCAAGCATTTTAATCAAATATTTTTTGAGGTTTTTTTACGGATAGGTACGAAATCCACATTACAACGCACTGCAAAGCCGTTTTCATACATCAAAAAAAATATTTTAATAAGGGTATTTTTTGCTATGAACGTAGCAAAATGCGCTAAATCATCGGCAGAAACAAAATGAAATCTCTCTAATCTCCCTCTCTTTTCTTTACCCTTTGCTTTCTTTCTTTTATGTATTTTCTTTCTTTTTTTTCGGTACTTTCTTTTCTCTTTGAGATATACTTATCCGTAAACTTTTCAAGTTTACTCCTTATATCCCTTAAAATATCTGTGTATATGAGTATGAGAGAGTAAAGAGAGAGAAAGAACAAAAAAAAGAATAGAATCATCTGCCAACAAACGCCTGAATCAGTACACACATACAACAAAGCCTAATTTGGAATTATTCAATATTAGAACTATCTATCCGCTATCTTGTGCCAAATTATAGCACATTTATCTGTACGAAATAATGCTAAATCACTGATATTCAAGGTGCGTTCGATACTCCAAAAAATATGTTTGGGCGAATCCAAACCCCAAAGTCGGTGGCAAAGTCGGGTGGCAAAGATGCGAATCCAATATCGAAAATCAATAAATGAAATGGATTAACCGCAGAACACTTGCTTATTAGGAAAGAGTTTTCCTGCATTCTACGCACTTGTACGGGCGATTTTGTCCTTCGTTGCAAACATTTTGCAAGCAACTGATGCGAGCAGGCAGGCGGAGAATCATCTGTTCAGGTGGGGAAACGCCTACGGGAACACGGGTGTACGGGCAAGATGAAAAGGAACTCCATATGCGGGGTGTCGAATAGTATCAAAAGCGAGATATGGCGATTTTTCGTTTTGTTTTCCTTTTGTCGTGCATTCAGCTTTTAGATCCGGTGTCTGTTCTTTGGTTGTTCCAGGTGTGGGGTGCGGAGGTATGTTGATTTCCTTGAGTTTCGACCATAGAACCGTACCGTATATACCGCTACATCACAACGAGGTTTTAGGTTGGTTGTATGATATGCGTTCTTTGGGGTCTCTTTTAGCCGTAGGGAGAGTTTTATGATTCGGACGAGGGATTTATCATTTTGTGAAATCGGAGTGATTCTCGGGGATTTCTGCGTGGATTTGTATGTGAGTGGGTAAAAGGAAGCCCCGGATGCGTCTCACGACGTTTTCGGGGCGAGTAGCTATAACACTTGTTCTCGTACAGGTGCAAAGGTAGTGAAAGGAAACGAGATTCGCAATATGTGAAAGTAAATGGCCCGTCCAGATCGTCGCGACGTGGGCGGGCCTACCAATAGTTATGGAAGAAAAGAACCGGCGTTCGTTGTTTGATTGGGTGATAAGCGTGTAAGAAAAGAAGTTCTGCGTGAACGGCCGGTCGTTGTCAGGTCTATTTCTTCTTTTTCTTGGGTTCCTTCCAGTCCTCGGTCTCCATGTGTTCGATCCGGACGTGGATGTACTCTTCTCCCCGCTTGACGATTCGTTTGACGATGTGCGCCTCGTAGATGGCGTTGTCGTTGAAGCCGTATTTCTTCTGGAGGATGTCTCCGAGCGGCTTGCAGGGGTTGTCGAAATCGCACTGCCGGTTGGAGAAGCCGAACTCGTAGTACACGCGGTACGGAGGTTCTGGGATTCGTCCCGGCGGAAGTCGGAGGAGCATCTCCATCTCGTAGGCCTCGTAGGCGTCGGACTTGTATCTCTTGCCCTGCCAGGCGTCGTTGACAGACAGGGGTTTCATCCTGATGGCTATCTCGCGGTATTCCATCGTCTGCGTCATGTCGAGAATCTGTTCGAGGCGAAGTCGGGCCAGCGCATCTCCATGAAGGCGACGACGGAGGCCATGACCTCCTCGTACTGCTCGTCGGTGAGCGTCCTTCCGAGTTCGATGACGATGGTGTCGTATTCATCCTCCATTGTGTCCAATTTTGAATGATTCCAAATTAGCCTATCCTTCGGACGACGGGGTCGTAGTCCACGATGAAGGGTCCGATGTCGGTGTTGTCCTCCATCCCCGCGTAGACCTTTCCGGTGAGGCAGACGGTGTAGTACCTCCATGAACGGGCCGCGGAGGGGGTCCGTATCTGCGAAATCTGTGTGGCGGGGTTCGTGCCGTTGCGTCTCGCGTAGGCGAGTAGTTTCCAGTTGCGGAGGTCGTCGGAGCCGTAGAGGTGCGCTACAAGTACGTCGCCGTAGGTGCTGGAGAGTGAAGCGCTGACCATCGAGACGATGCGGTGTACGTGGCTGTACTGGTAGCCCATAGAGAAGGGGCGTGACTGGATGTGTATGCTGACCCTTCCGTCCTCTTCCGTGCCGAGGTTGAGGACGTCCACCCTTCCGGCGGTCGCGCCCGGACGGCTGACGATGGTGCTGGCGGGCTCGTCCTGCCAGACGGTGTCGCCGAGCTTGAACCACTGGCGGTACTTGAGGGAGAGGACGTAGGTGTAGCCGTAGGTGGCGTTGGAGACGTAGACCTCCTGACGGAAGCGGTTGTAGGAGAGCCTTCCTCCCGCCACGAAGGTCTCGAAGTCCACGGACGAGACGTAGTCGGACATGGGTACGAGGCCGCCCGTCCCGGCAATCTTGACGTATGAGGTGGAGCTGTCGGCGCTGCGGACGTACTTGTGCGGTCCCGCCATGAGGGCGTCGCTTACGAGGGTGGTGCGGTGTCCGGCGCAGAGCCAGAGCGCCCCGCCGGAGATGAAGAAGATTCCCATTTCGGTGGGGACGGCCCTTCCGTTTGCGACCATCGGCGAGATCTGGTCGAACCAGGCGTAGAGTATGTCTCCGCTTCCCTGGATGAGTGCGTAGATGCCCCTCTCGGTGAACACGTCTATCGGCTCTCTGCCGTAGGTGGCGTCCGTGACCACGAACTGCTGCGGGACGAGGTCGGTTATGCGTCCGGGGGCGGTGTAGGAATGCTCGACGCGGAAGACGAAGGGGTTGTACTGCTCGGTTACGTTGATGGCCTCCGGCTCCACGGTGGTGACGGTGCTCCCCGCGTTCGCGGTTATCAGCGCCTCGTATGCGGATTTCGTCCCCGAGCCGTGGTTCACCGTCCAGTCCGAGGTCGTCCCGAAGCTGTAATTGTAGGCGGGGGAGGGGTTCATCCGGCAGATGCCCTCGCAGTACATGGCGACTTCGTACTCGACGTAGCGCGTGTACTTGGAGTAGAGGATGACCTCCTTGATGTCCGTGGAGGGGGCGATGGTGAGGTCGGCCATGCAGAACCCGCCGCCGGTTGTTATGTACCCCATGTAGAAGAGCCTCGTCCCGCTCTCGTCCTGGTGCTTGACGAAGATGTAGGTCGTGTCCGTGGCGGAGGAGTGGCCGTGCGCCGTGAGACCGCTGAACGAGGGCTTCCCGACCACCGTCCTCGCGACGGAGGCGTAGTAGTGGAAACGGGCGTTGTAGGCGAGCATGTCGCCGTACCGGGTGGTCGCTCCCGCGTCCACCCTCAGCGTCTCGTTGGTAATCTGTATGTTGCCGCCGAACTTGAGGGTCACGGTCTGCTGGCCGTCGAGGAGGCTGTCCATCGGTATGGACGCCTGGTGGTAGAGAGGCTGGCCGTCCAGCTCCATCTTGGAGTAGTCCCTCTTGTCGAGGAGGGTCGGCATCCCGAACGGGTCCATTCCGTCGTATGCGCTCTCGGGGTCCACGTAGGGTATGGGCTTGGAGGCGTATATCTCGACGCTCTGGATCATCGAGGTGTTCTTGTTCCAGTAGTTCGGGTACGAGGAGTGCGACGGGTTTCCGTCAAGCGCCCCTATCGTCACCGTGACCTTCGTGCCGGTGAGCATCAGCAGGGGCTCGTCCGTGTACACGTCCTGCCTCTGCACGTCGTAGCCGACGTCGTGCGCCTCGAAGTAGGCGTCGAAGTAGGTCGCCCCGTACACCGTCTTTCCCCACCAGTTCGTGCCGGAGTAGACGGTGGGCGGGTACGAGTTCCCGAACTTCGTGACGGGGTCGTACACGTTCCACTTGTCCGTCCAGAAGGTGTTGCCGTCCTTCGTCTTGAGTGCGACCGCTATGATGGTCGGCCCCACGCAGAGTTCCGGGTCCTCCTCCTGCATGGCGTTCAGTGCGCTCCGCACGTTCTCGGCTATTTCCACCCTCGTCACGTCGCTCGGTTGCACCACCCGCACCTTGCCCTTGCCGAGCACCGTCCCAGTCCCGTCGTTTATCGTGACGTCGAAGGCCGGCACGTTCGCCTCGACCTCCTTGTAGAAGGTGATTGGGGAATCCCATCGGAAGGCCCGGTTCATGTAGATGCCGTCCGTCCTGTCGCAGATGCTGAAAAGGACGAGGTCGTCCACCGAGGCGCAGTGTACGTTGGCTATGATGTTCTGTATCTTCGCCGCCTTCTGCTCGGACGTACCCGTCACCTCCACGGTGAAGAGTACCTGGAGGACCGTTCCTCCGGAGGAGAGGAGCGCCACTTCCACGCTGCTCGAATCGTGCCGGACGGCGATGAAGTTGTCGTAGCCGGTTATCTGGTGCCTGAACACGCGGTCGAACTGCCTGTCGGAGAACTTGACCGAGAACGGGCGCAGGGGTATGAGCCCGCTGGCGGTCGGACGGAGGTTGATGAGTTCCTCGCAGGCCCTGGAGCCGGCGTAGTCCGTTATCGAGCGGTTGATGCCCTGGTATGTGAGTGTCTCTGCCGCCATGACCTAATCCTCCACCCTTTCTTCGTCGCCCGCGCCGCCCGTCTTGTTCTCGGACTTCATCTTCTCCAGCATCGTCATCTTCTCCTTCTTCTTCGGGGTGAGGGGCTTGACGGCCTCGTTGATGGCGTCCAGCACGGACTTGTCCTTCTTGTCGTCCGCGCTCTCGAACTCGGAGAGGGTCTTGTAGACCACGGCGAGCTTGGCGGGGTCGGAGGTCTCCTCGATTAACTGGTAGCACCTGCGTAGTACCTTCTCCTTGATGGACTTGATGGACGGTACGTCCGCGTCGGGGTCGCGCAGGGCCACGCCCTTCGCGTCCTCCTCCTCGATGGTGCGGTAGACCGCGTCCTTGTAGTCGAGGTTCCAGTCTTGGATGTCCTCCACGGTCACGTTCGGTATGTGCATGATGCGGAGCATCAGCGCCGGATTGCTCTCGAACATGCGGTGCAGGAGATAGATGTAGGCTATCTTCCGCTTGTTGATCCGGTCTTTCACTTCCTTTTGCATTCGTGCGTCCTTTTTTCAGTATCCACGGGCAAACTTAACTATAACTCCTTTGTAGGTTTTCACATTTTGTGAATACTTTGGATTTCCGTATAGGTATCTTGCCCTCCGAAATTAAAAAATCGGAAGCCATGAACGAGAGCATCAAATTCGTCAACGACGACAAGAGAGGCAGATACGCCAAGAACGACACCGGCGTGATGGTCGGAGTCGTCCATACTGCATATTCCGGCATGACGGGTATCGTCCGCCTATCCGACGATTCGTACTGCGAGGCGCCGCTCACCGACGTCGAGTACGCAGGCTCCTAAAGCAGGGAGGAACGAGCCATGATTTCAGGAACAGCAGCGCTCATCGCGGCGGGAATCGCGGCGGCCGCCTCCACGGCGGGCGCAATCGGCTCCTCGGCGAAGCGGAAGCAGGCGCAGGAGGAGGAGGCGAGGAACTACCGCAACGCGAAGGACTACCTCAACTCGCTGTACTACCGCGACCCGCTCACCACGGTCGGCAACCAGTCCCTCATCAAGATGGCGAGGCAGAACCACAAGGACAGCCTCGACGCCATCCAGAACCGCATCGCGGCTGGCGGTGGCACGATGGAGAACGCCCTCGCGGCACGGCAGGCGAACAACGAGAGCCTGGACAAACTCTACGGGCAACTGCTCATGGGGGAGGACGCACGGCGCGACCGCATCGCCCAGCAGCAACTGCAAGTGGAGGGACAGCACTCCGGCAACGTGCAGAGCGGTTACTACCAGGACGCACAGAACTGGCAGGCGTGGGGGACGCAGGTGGCGAACGCCGCCCTCTCCTACGGCTCCTCCAACCTTCTCGGCGGGAGCGGCGGGCTCGGCATTGACATCGCGTCGAAAAGCACTATCAAGCACAACAAGGACTGAACAACGACAAAACCGACAGCGCCATGCCTTCCACGTTGGACTTATCTAAACTCTATACCACGGACCAGCTCCGTGAAATCAACGACCGTGTCTTCGGCAAGGCCGAGGTGCGGTCCGCTCCTCCGTCTGCGTACCAGGTCGCGTACAACGAGCGGAACACCGCCTTCCAGGACATGCTGAACCTCCGCAAGCAGGAAGCCGAGCAGGCCCGCACGGACAGCGTGAAGATGGCGAGGTACAACGCCCTCGGCAACCTCCTCACCTCGCTCGTCCAGCCGATCGGCTGGGGAATCGGCGGTGGGAAGGGTGCGACCGCAGGCGTCCAGCCCTACGACAACCGCGCGTACCTCGACGCATTCAACCGCGCCGTGAAGGCCACGGACGAAATCCGCAACATCGGCACGAAGGAAGCGGAATACAAGTTCCAGCTCGCCGACGAGAAGTACCGCCGCGAACTCGCCCTTGAGGACGAGGCGAGAAGGCGGGCGAACGCCATAGCGGACGAGGAGCGCAGGGCGAAGATAAAGTCCGATGCCGAGAAGCAGACCTTTGAACTCCGCTCGCAGCTGGAGGACCAGAAGATTCAGGGACGCATCCAGGTCAATGAGGAGAACGCGAAGGCCAAGATGAAGTTCCACGTCGGTGGCAGGGCCGTGAGCGACTCCGTCCGTGACAACCTCCTCAAGCGGGCGAACGCCGCCTACGCCGCCATCTTGCAGGACTACAACAAGAAGAAGATGGCGGGCATCGAGAATCTCCAGGAGCCCCCGTCCTATGACGAGTTCCTCAAGAGTTTCGCGTCCCAGCAGGGCGTGTCCGTGTCCGACACCACGAAGGGAGGCTCCTCTTCCTCCGCTCCGAAACCCGCGGCGCAGACCACGGGCAAGACGGGAGGATTCAAGACGGGGAACAACACCAAGACAAGCACCACCACAACTACGACTACCACTGGCAAGAAGGGCGGATTTAGACTTTGAGCGAAATGGCTGACGACAAATACTTGCAGAACAGGCAACTCGCCTACGACCTCCTCAAGCAGGAAGGCTATACCGACATCGGAGACAGCGCCGAGGAACTCTTCAAGGACCGGGGCAACAGCGAACTGGCCTATAACCTCCTTTCCAAAGCGGGCTATACCGACATCGGAAAGGACTATAACGAGTTCGCGAACATGCTCTACGGGCCGGAGCAGAAATCCAAGACGCAGTCCCGCACCTCCCGTTTCAACGAGATGGCGAGACAGCGTGACGAGGCGAGGAACGCCAACCGTCCCACGATGAGCCAGAGCGAGGTCGCCGCCTTCGAGGAGAAGCAGGCGGCCGACATGCGTGCGAGACAGCAGAGGATGGCCGAACGTCGGGCGCAGGCGCAGAAGCCTGCCGAGGAGCCCGTGGAGCAGGTGGCCGAGCCGGTCGCGGAGGAACCCGTGCGTTCCAACGAGGAGATGCTCGCCGAGATCGCGGGACTCCACGAGCAGTACGATCCCATCATCAGCGAGTACGAGCGCAGGCTGAACGAGCATAAGAACACCCTCGACATCGGCTCGAAGAAGAACAAGGAGAACGAGGACTGGCTCTACGCCCACCGTGACGAGTACCGCGCCGCCAAGCAGGCGGTGGACGAGGCGCAGGGTCGGCTCAATCTCGCCACCCGCGAGGAGGACATGGAACGGCTGGAGGCGAAGCGGAAGGAGAACCGCTCCGGAATGCCTACGCCGCAGGACGTGGTGGCGCAGAGGCTCACCCCGTTCAGCCGTACCGAGAAATACGGTGACAATCCCGAGCGCCAGGCCGCCGAGGAACTCTACGGCATGGCAGAGCAGACCTTGAAGCAGGGGAGCAAGTATGCGCCAGGCTACGAGGGAAACGCGCTGGAGAAGATATGGACCGCCGCCTCGCAGTTCGCGGGCGGTGCGGCCAACAACTTCGACAAGGGTTCGCTGACCTTCGGTGCGTCCGAGGGAGCCGCCCTCAAGACCGCCCGCGAGGTGGGCGAGAAGAACAACCGCATCGTGGAGGACACCATCAAGTCCCTCGGCTACGACGACAAGCAGGTGGACGCCATCCTTTCCACCCGTGACGAGGACGTGAAGAACCTCAACGCCCTCACCGGGGAACTGGAGAAGGAGAGCGGTGAGATCGAGTCCATGCAGAGGACCTACGAGGACATGGTCAGGAGGGGAGACCCGAAGGCCGCGTCCTACGGCAGGGAGTACAAGAAGAAGGTCGATGCGTACAACAAGCGCATCAAGGGCGAGTACGAACCCGCCTATAACAAGTTCCTGGAGGATTCCAAAGAGTACGAGACCATCATGTCCGCTGTCGGGACGGCGGTGGACGAGGGGCTGACAGACGGAGAGAAGGCCGTCCTCGACGCCCTGGAGGAGTTCACCTCCGCAAAAATCAAACGTTCCGGAGACGTATCCGTCGCATCCGCTGCGGGTGCGGGAGCCGAGCAGAGCGCCGAGTTCATGCTGGACTTCATCCTCACGGGAGGCATGGAGAAAATCGGCACGAAGGCGGCGGCGAAACTCGCATCCAAGCGGATTGTGAAGAACGCACTCGGAGAGACGGGTGCGAAGATTGCCGCACGGGGACTTGCGGACGCAGGCGTCTCGCTCGCCCGTACCGCAGTCATGTTCCCCCGCAACCTCTCCGCTTACGGCGAGCAGTTGGTGCAGATGACTGGCGGTGTGGACGACATGGGCCGTTACCAGTTCGACCGCACACGGGAGAACGCCGCACTGAACACCGCCCTCACGCAGTACATCGAGTATTGGTCGGAGGGATTCGGCGAATACTTCGGCGCGGGCGAGAAGTTCATTTTCGAGAACGTGACGAAGAAGGCCCCCAGGACCGCCATCGGCAAGACCCTCTCGCAGTATCGCGGGAGCATCGGCCAGTACCTCGACAAGGGCAAGTTCAACGGCATGTTCAACGAAATGCTCGAAGAGGTGGTCGGCTCGGGAATGAACGCCCTTTCCGGCTGGATGAGCAACGACCGTGTCGGCGACAAGGACGCGATGAAGGAGTTCGTGGCCGGCGAACAGCTCGCCACCCTCGCGCTCTCGTTCCTGCCGATGTCCGTCATCAGCGCACGCACAAACCTCAAGGCGTACAACAAGATGAAGGAGCGGTACGACGAGGGTGTCCGTTTCCTCAACCCGTTCCTCAAGAGCGGAGCCATCGACCGGCAGGAACTGGAGGATCTGGTTTCGACCATTTCCGAAAAGACCCCCGAGGAAATCAAGGACGCCGTGGTGAGCATCGCCGACAAGGCGAGGGCCGCCAACGGCGGACGTCTGCCGGACGATTTCACCACGAGCCTCATGGGCTATCTCGAAGGAGAGTTCGCCATGAGCCTCAAGAACGACGTGTGGGAGAACTCCGCAGAGAACATGGACGTGGTGAACTCCTACACGCAGTCCTACTACAACCCCAATCCGGCCAGCGCATACGACCTCGCGCAGGAGGAGAAGTCCGCATACGATTCCGCCGTGGAGGCTGGATTCAGCGAGGATGAGCTGGAACTTGACTCCTATATGCTCGCACAGCAGGCGGCCTCCATGAAGGAAGCCGAACCCGAACGGGCGCAGGTACTCATGGACTACGCCATGGCGAAGGCGTCCGCAAGCGGACTGAAGGACGGGTATGACCGCGAGACTACGGAAATCATCAAGAAGGCGGAGGAACCCATCCTCCAGCAGGCGGACAACGAGGGTCTGCTCATCTATGCGACGGCACCGGACGGAACGGCCGTGTTCATCACGTCGAAGGACGCGACGGCTGACGCGAACGGAAACGTCAGTTCTCCAACCGGCCCTGACGGACTCGTCACATACATTGACCATGACGGGCAGTCTGGCACGGCGAAAGCAAAGGACATCAACGATGCCGGTTACATAGAGACCGACTGGTACTTGATGGACCTTGAGGACAAAATCAGTCAGCAGAGGAACGCCCTCTACGAGCAGGCCCTCAGCACCGTCAGTCCTCTCGGTCAGTCCCGCAACCTCGCACAGCTCAAGGGGCAGAACGTGTTCGTCACGGGCAGCGGCGCATACGAGCCCGTCCGCATCGAACGGCTCACAAACAACGGACAGAGCGTTGTCATCAGCGGTGACAAGGAGGCCCTCAAGGGAATCGCCACGGCGGCGGGAATCAACAGCCCCGGAGGTACTTACCTCGAAATCCCCGTGCAGAGCCTCTATCCGATGCTCGCCAAGGACGATGACGGCGCACTCTCCACGGACATGGAAATGCCCGAGGCCACCGCATCCACGCAGATGCCCGAATCCGCACCGCAGTCCCCTGCGGGAGTGGAGGACCTCGTCGGTGCCGAGACATCAATCGTGATGAACGGCCAGCCGACCGACGTGTTCGTCACCGAGGTCAGCGACGGAAGGGTGTTCTTCGACGTGGAGGATGCGGAGGGCAACGCAAGCCATTTCGACATGCCCGTCGCCGAGTTCGAGAGGGCGATGAACGGCGAGGAGGCTCCCGTTGCAGAACCCGCACCCGCCCCTGCTCCGGCAGAGGCTCCCGCCCAGGAAGAGGCGGCTGTGCCTCAAAATGGCACAATCCCCGTGAACGCGGAGACGGGAAAGAAGATTTACGACGACCCGTCCGTCACTCCAGAAATGGCATACGAGGACCTCTACGGAAGCGTGGAGGAAGGCTCGAAGGCCGAGGAGAACCGCGACAAGTGGGTCATCCGCAAGTCCGATGAGGCCGACAAGGCGGTAAAGGACGCGGAGAAACTCGTCGCAAGCGGAGAGGAGAAGAAGAAGGCCATCGACAACTGGGACATCAAGGACAACGAGGACCTGGAGGACCTGGAGGCGAGGCAGAACAAGGCGAAGGAGAAGGTGGATGCCGAGATCGGCTCCACGCAGGCGGAACTCCCCGAACTCCGTCGCAGGGCGGCGTTCTGGAATGAACTCAAGGAGGTCGCCGAAGCGAACGCCGAAGCCCGCAGGCAGCAGGCTGAACGGCAGAAGATAATCGACCAGTACGGCGTGGACGTGAGGGGATTCGACCTCGAGCCGAGAAGCATGGAGGAACTGCTTGCGCGGGAACTCTCCGACTTCTTCCGCTCCGGCCAGCGTCTCAGCCGCGAGTCCGTGCTCGACCTCGTCGGTCACAACATGGTCAAGGACCTCCGCAAGGGCGGCTATGCCTTCGTCCTCAGCAACGACGGCGTCCCCGTGGACAAGTTCGTCATGGACGTGGACGCATCCTATCCGGGATTCATCAAGGACGAGCAGGATGCGGTCAACATGGTCGGCGACCTGCTGATGCACTACACCCGCGGCGAACTCGGCCAGTTCATCTTCAACAACCGGCTTGAGGAGGCGAAGAAACTCATGCTGGAAATGGAGAACGAGGAGGAGCAGGCGCAGGAGCCGGAGACACCCGCCACTCCCGAACAGCCCGAAGTCCCCGAAACTCCCGTCGAGGAGCCGCAGACTCCCGCCGAAGAGACCGCAGAGGAAGCACCCGAGGATTTGCCCGAGGACATGCCGGAAGAAATTGCCGAGCCTGAACCCGTTGCGGAAGAGACCGTGGAAGAGCAACCCGAAACGGAGAATCCGGCCGAAACTCCTGCCCCGAAAACCGAACGAAATGGGGCAGAAAAAACGGAGAAGCCTTCTGAATCTCCCGAAAAACCTATATCTTCGCCAGAGAAGGGTGTGAGAATACCCGCCACGGCTGGAGAAATCAGGAACGTAGCGGAGGCGAGGGCCTTCTTCGAGAATCAGTACGGAAAGGGCAAGCGGGCAGACAATTCCGTCCGTGTGTGGGAACTCACCCACAAGCAGACAGCGCCCGTGAAGAACGAGGATGACGGCGGTTTGAGCAACATGGCCATGTCGCTCGCCACCGAGGGCGGTCTCTCCGAGGAGGAGGCGGCCGAACTCATCACCCTGGGAACGCAGTTGGCAGAGGACTTCATCGTGGAGGACGGCTATGTCAAGTTCCCGCAGTTCTTCAAGAACCTCGTGGAGACGTTCGGAGACAATATCCGTCCGTTCTCGAAATCAATATATCTCGGCGCATCGGCGAACGTGCCGGACGAGGTTGCTGACCAAATGGACGACCGAAAGACCGTCCGCGCATTTGACACAAGTGTTGACTTAAACGATATTAGCGATGTTCAAGACAGTAATGCTGACATACGGGAGGGAGAAGGAGGAGTATCCGAGCCTGTGGCTGGTGCTGACGGAGAGGGAGGTCAAGAAGAACCCGTGGGTGACGACGGACAACCTGAAACCGGAGACACTTCGGATGATAGTGGAGAAGGTAGGGGAGAAGTGGGAGAACTGGACTTCGGCGATGATACAGGAGCTGATTCAGGGTCCGAACGGGGACAATCCGATGCTACTCCTAAGCGTAGAGGACGGGGAGGGCGTTCGTCAAATGACGGAGGCTCAACTGGACGAGGCTCTAAGGGGAATCGACCTTCTGGACAACGAGAGTCTGGAAACCCCGAGGGAGTGGGACGAGACACCGGTAGGGTAGAAGAGACAGACGAGCAGAAGGAAGCCAAAGCGAAGGCGGCCGAGGACGCCGCATACGAAGCGGAGAAGGAACGGATCAAGGACGAGACCGATACCAACGAGTTGAAGTCCCAGTTCGAGTCCATCAAGGAGAAACTGACCGGACTTACCGACGTGTTCGACACGGAACGGGCGAAGTTGATGGGTCGGCTCCGCGCCCTCCGTGAGAAACTCCAGCAACTATTCTCAAGCAAACTCAACAAGTCCGATGCGCTGGCGCGGGAGAAAGTCCCGTATGACCCCGTGTCGGATTCCACTGGCGAACACGCCATCGGCTCGGTCGTTCCGTCCGGCTCAGCAGACTATATGCGCGATGCGCTGAAACGTCTTGAAGCGGAGGTCGGAAAGCCTGTCGCCGAATACGTCCAGGAGGAACTCGGCTACAAGTCGCTCGATGAAATGTTCACCAGCGACGGGAAGGACATCGGCCTCTCCGCAGAGCAGGTTGACGCCGTCGGCCTTGCGATTCACCAGATTAAGACCGGGCGCGTGTTCATCGTCGGTGACATGACCGGCGTTGGCAAGGGACGTGTTGCCGCCGCCCTCATCCGTTGGGGAAAGCGCAACAAGAAGAAGGTACTCTTCTGCACCGAGCAGCCGAACCTCTTCTCCGCCATGAACGCGGACCTCGAGGACATCGGTTCCGCCGGGATGGTCCCGTTCATCATTAACAACAGCGCCGAGGCGAACATCACGAACAGCGAGGGCACGGTCATCGTCCGTCACCCTGCGCCGAATGTTTACAGCACGCTCTTCGAGAGCGGGAAGGACGAACTCCCGACAGTCCAGTCAGGACCTAATAAGGGAAAGCAGTACGACTTTGTCATGACCACCTACTCCCAGCTCCAGGCGAGCGAGGAAGAGGAGGAGGGCGACAGCGACAAGGTCAAGAAGAAGAACGAGCGCAACAAGAAGGGTCGCCAGCGTCTCAACTGGCTCAAGAACTACGCGAAGGATGCCGTCCTCATCATGGACGAGAGCCACACCGCCGCCGGCGAAGGCTCGACCCGTGGCGAGAATGCAAAGAAACTCGTGGAGGTCGCCCAGGGAGTCACGTTCCTCTCCGCTACGTTCGCAAAGACGCCGGAGAGCATGAGCCTCTATGCAATTCGTTCATCCATGAACGATGCGATGATTACCCGCGACCAGCTCATCGCCGCCATATCCAAGTACGGAATCCCGATGCAGGAGATCCTCGCCGCGTCCCTCTTCAAGACCGGCGAGATGGTGCGCCGCGAAAGGGATTTCGACGGCGTGAAGACAAACTGGCTGGCACCAGACGAGACCTACACGAAAGAAGAGATTGAAACCACCCGCGGCCTTTCCGACAGGACCGTTGAGGTAATCAACTCCATCATCGACTTCCAGCGCAGATACGTCGAGCCGGTCATCCGCAAGATGAACGACCCTTTGAAGGCCTCGAACGAGGCGGCCCTCAAGAGCGGTGCGCCAGACGTGTACGTCCGCGAGTACGACACCACCCCGTATTCCGGCCAGGTGTCGAACGTGGTCAGCATGATGCTGTTTGCGTTGAAGGCGAAGAAGGCCGCCGAACTCGCCATCGAGCAGATCAAGCGGGGCGAGAAGCCGGTCATCGCCGTAGACAACACCCTCGGTGCATACGTTGACCAGATTGAGGGCAACATCGAATCTGCGGACTTCGGAGCAGTGCTTATGAAGGGCCTCGCCTTCGCACTCCGCTATCAGCTCAACACCAACCACATGAAGCTCACCACCCTCCCGAACGGGATGCAGGTCTATAAGAAGGTGGAGGGCGACAGACAGGTGGAGAAGTTTGAGTCAATCGAGAACCTGCTCGGCGAGAACGGCGCGAACGCAATTAAGGAACTCGCAACGCAGATTGAGGAGTACGGACGGGAGACGCTCGCCATGGACCTCCCGCTCAGTCCTATTGACTACATCATCAAGAAGATTCAGGACGCCGGCTACAAGTGCGGAGAAATCACGAAACGGCAGAACGCCCTCGTGCAGAACGAGGACGGAACGTGGTCGAAGAAGCCCATCAAGCACAACAAGAAGGATGTCATCAACCGATTCAACGGAGGAACTGCGAAATCTCCGCTCCCGAAGGTTGAGACCTACGACGCAGTTGTTATGAACCGTTCCGGCGCCACGGGTAACTCTATGCACGCATCCCGTCGTTTCGGTGACCAGCGCCCCCGAAAGATGATTATCCTCCAGGCGGCGAAAGACCCGAACAACGAGGTGCAGATCCGAGGACGTATCGACCGTACCGGTCAGGTAGTCCGTGGCGAATACTTCTACGTAATCAGCCCTATCCCTGCGGAGAAGAAGATTACTATGATGCTCAAGCAGAAGCTCGCCTCGCTTGACGCAACGTCCGTCGGCTCGGAGAAGGTGGCGTCCAACCGCGTGGAAGCGGAGGATATGGATAACAAGTACGGCGACGATGTCGCACGCGACTTCCTTGTTGACCACGAGGAAATCCACCTCCAGATGGACCCCGCCAAGCAGATGAAGAAGAACCGCAGGACGGGCGAGTACGTCGGCCGGCCGGGACTTCTCTACGACCTTCTCCTCTCCATGCAGAGAATGACCTGCGCCGAGCAGGAAATGATTCTCAACGAGCTGGAGGAGGCATACGCACAGAAGATTGAATACCTCAACCAGAACGGCATCAACGACCTCGCCACCACGACGATGAACCTTGACGCAACCACCGTGGACAAGGCAATCATGGTCAAGGGCAAGGACAATGACGCGCTCTCCGAGTTCGCCCACGACACCTCCATCGAACGCATGGAGGTGAACGTCCTCCGCAAGCCTATGCGCTCCGAGGACATAGCGAAGAAAATCAAGGAACTCGGCGGTCTTGAGAAGCACACCCGGACGAACAGCTGGGGAGAGACCGAGGATGTCAGTTACGGCGACTTCATCCAGCAGAACGCACGGGAAGCCGTGGACAAGCTAAAGGACGAGAAGAAGGCGAAGCAGGCAGAGGCAGAGGAGAAACTCGCCGCAGACATCAGGGAGGAAATGCCGAAGGAGGATTCCTTCACGGAGGAGCAGTACGAGGAGGCCGTGCAGAACGACCCGAGGCTCGCATCACTACGTCTCCGCAACATGAACGAATACGCCCGCTACGAAATGCAACTCGACGAGCAGTTGAGATTCATGCGCCAGGCCACCTCGTTCTTCAAGCCCGGACGTGCCTACCTCGTTCCTTTGAACGAATCGGAAGGGGCGCAGAACATGTACGGACGTTTTCTCGGCTACAAGGCAGGAAAGGACGGACGCCCGAAGTCCGTGGAGGCCGTGTTCGCCACGAAGGACAGCCGTGCTATGGTGAGCATCCCGCTCATCAACATGCACAAGATTATCGACACCATCAGGACCAACTCCGGCGGCTGGACCGACATTTTCGGCAAGAGCGACAGCGATTACGCTTCCGAGGAAGCGAGACTCGCCGAGTACGACAAGTGGTGGGATAGGATGATTCCGGCCAACACCAGCCGTTCCATCCGGTACATGATTACGGGCAATATCCTCCAGGCGGCCGGTAGTCTCGCGGCATATCGTGGAACAATCACCACGTTCACGCGGAAGGATGCGGAAACGGGCGAGGTCACTGTGGACAAGGGCCTCTTGCTCGCCGAGGACTTCGACCCCGAGAACTTCGTTGTCCGCACCGAGGTAACGAAGGAGGACGTCTGGGAAACCCCCGGAGAGTTCAGCGATCCGCTCACGAATATAGCCGTGTTCCGTGAGGGAGACCGCCTCGCCGTCAAGTTCACGAGGGAGAGGGGGTCGAGGAAGAAACTCTCCGACCACCCCGTCATGAGCGATGACGAGTTCAAGGCGCTCTGCGTCGGGAACGAAATCATCCCGTATGGCGCAGACGAACTCCGTGCGTATGTGTCGGAGGAGAATGCGGCCGAGGCGCTGGACTATCTCTACAAGAACTACGGATTCACGCAGGGACACCTGCTCGTCATGCCGGACAGCACCGAGAAGCCCGACCGAATCGTCTACACGAACAAGCCGTACCGCCAGGTCATTGACGAACTCCAGCCGAAGTACCGCGGCGTCTACGGCTCGTCCGGAGCTCAGCGCGAGATCGACAAGGCCCTAAAGACGTTCAAGATGGACGTCACGAACGAGGACTTGAAGGAGAAGATTCGCGAGCTCGTCCAGTTACGGCAGGCGTATATCCGCAGGGACTACGCCAACCTTGACGATGCCGACCTCGCGACGCAGGTAATCATATCCGAGCAGAAGGCCGACAAACTCGGTAAGGCGGAACCGAACGAATCCCCGGAGGAGGCGAAGGCAAGGAAAGAGAACCGGAATCAGTACATCTACCTTGCCGATGCTTTCAGGGAGGAACTCGGAACGAGAGGTTACGAGAAGGAGGGACACCTCAAGCACTACAAGCAGGGGAAAACCGCCCTCGATACGATGATAGACGCATTCGAGGAGTTCAACACCGACGAGGAGAACGCGAAGATTGCGAAGAGGGTTTTCGGCATCATGCGTAAACTCAACGCGAACTACTTCTTCGACGAGAAGGCTTCGGAGGACCTCGGTGGGCAGACGAGAGGAGACTACGTCGGGTACAACTGGCGCTATATGAACGAGGCGTGGGTAGCCGACCAGCTCAAGGCGAACACGATCCTCCACGAAATGCTCCATACGGCGACGGTCTATCCCTTCGAGGCCATGCAGCGTGCGGCTGACCACCTCGTTCCGAACGTAATCGAAGAGGCGAAGCAGGCGGATGCTCTGTTCCGCGCCATCAACCAGAACAAGGCTTTCCGCCACCAGATTGGCGAGGACAGTTACGAGAGTTACACGGACTACGGCGTGAGGAAGAATGCGAAGGAAATGCTTGCGGAGACTGGCGCGAACCAGAAGTTCCGTGACGACCTCGCAAAGGTTAAGGTCCTCGTCCGTGTCGTGAACTCCTTCGGTCAGACCGCATACCAGTTCACCGACGTAACCGATAACCCGAATGCGACGGGTGGAAAGGTTATGACTGCGCTCGAGGCGTCTATGGATATCCTCGACCGCATGCTCAATGCCTTCGACCCCGAGGCGTACCGCAAGGTATGGACCGGTACGGGTTACGGCGAAATGAGTTATCGTGAAAACGCACTTGAGAAAAAGAAGGCGTTCGAGAAGGCATACCACGGCTCGGTGGCGAACTTCCTTAATTTCGACAGCGACTATGCCGGAAGCGGAGAGGGAGCCCAGGCTCACGGATATGGACACTATGTAGCACTCCAGAGAGGAACCGCCGAGGGATATGCGATGAAGAACGCCATAGTTGCCGCTGACAGGAACGGCAAGGTTAATCATTGGCCGGAGGTATCTGACGCATATTTGGGTAAAACATTCAGCAGCAACGAAGAGTTGATTGAGGCATACGACAAGGCGCTTGAAAGCGCACAGAAGAACGCCAAGAAGAGGCTCGAAGATGCGAAGAAGAATACCACCGAAGACGCGGAGAGCATCAAGGATCGCCAGTGGGAATATGACACGTTGAGTGGATTCCGTCCGCTGAGTGAAATCCTTGAAGGCACAAGGAACCTCTACACCGTGGAGATACCCGAAGATAACGGGGGAAACTATATCCATGAGAACGAGGAAGTTCCGAAAGAACAGCTTGAAAGAATCCGGGATGAATTTGTCGAATACGCAAAGACAAATCCCGGCCTTATCCTGAGTTACGGAACAAAAGACCTCCAAGGCAAGTTCGACTATCGTATCGGTCCTGGAACTACTGGACGGCAGTTATACACCGCACTTTCCGGACTGCTCGGTCGCTATGGTGTCCAAACCGACAGGGGGGACAGAGAGGCTTCCAAATTCCTCCACAGCATCGGCTATGCCGGAATCAAGTATGTGGGCGAGAAGGACGGTCCTTGCGCCGTGATATTCAGCAACGATGACCTCAATATCTCAGACAAGTATGTGTGGAGAGAAGGTGCTGATACTCCTGAAAAGCGGAGAATCGCAGACGCCGAACTCGCCGCAACCAACCGCACCCTCGATTCCATGGGCGAGGCTCTCGGTGTCAAGATTAACCGTGTGGGCCGTGACGGAATGCCGAAGGGACACAAGACCGCAAAGGGTTACTTCGACCCCAGGACGGGCGAAATGACCATCTGCATGGACAACGTCACGGACGAGCGGGATGCCGTCGCCACCGTCCTCCATGAGACCGTCGGCCACAAGGGACTGCGGGAACTCTTCGGAGCGCAGTTCAACGACGCCATGGTGAGAATCTACGCCGCCCTCGACAACAAGGGCAAGATGTGGGTGAACGCATACATGGCACGTCACGACCTTCAGCCGGGCGACACCGATTCCATCATCAGGGGCATGGAGGAATACATGGCCCACCTTGCCGAGAGCGGAGACTTCAAGCGTTCCGTCTGGGACGACATCAAGGAAATCCTCGGCAAGATAGTTGACCTCCTCTTCGGCACAGACGGATTCACGTTCACAGACCGCGAACTGAACTATATCCTCCGTGCGTCCTACGAACACCTAAAGAATCCGAATTGGCTGAACACCCCGCTCGGCAAGGCGCAGGACACCCTCTGGAAGCGGGAACTCGGCATCAACGAGACCGACCCGAACAGGCCCACCGACCCCGATGGGCCTGGCACGGGCATCCTCTACCGGGACGGCGAGACGGAGAACAACGCCCTCGGCAACTACGAGGCGGGATTGGCGAGGAAGGGGACGGCCATGATTACCGAGAACCAGAACGCCGACCTTCCCGTAAAAATCGGAATGGAGGCCGTGATGAAGGAGGTCGGAATGACCGAACTCCGAGAGGACATGGACTACCTCCAGAGGCACAACCTCGCCAGCAGCCGTGCGGACACCGAGGCGCATGACTTCGAGTTGTTCAGGTTCACTCCGATGCTCGAGCAGGTGCGTGAGGTGCAGTCCAAACTCGTCGGCGAGAACGCAACCAACGAGGACCGCGAGGATGCGTACAACGAAATCCGCGACTACCTCTACGCCGTCTCTGGCCTTGAGCGCAACAACTACAAGAACAACGAGATAGAGCAGGCAAAGAAGGACGCCCTCGCCAATGCTGATTCCGCTTTCAAGACGGCGGTCGACGCCATCGAGAACAACGACAAGCTGTCCGACAACGACAAGTCCGCCGAAATCGCCAAGTTGGAGAAGAAACTCGCCGAGAAGAAGAAGGAAATCGAGGAGAAGTACGAGGCGATGAAGAAGGACTGGTCCGGCCTCACGGGTCTCACGGGACACGTCGAGACGGAGTGGCGCGAGGCGGAGGACGATGCGAGGAAACTCATCAAGGACTTCAAGAGGAAGGTCGGCGACAACGTGGTGCTGAACGAACTCTGGAACCGCATCCGTGCCTGCACCGACTATTCCCTGGAACACGCATACAAGCACGGCCTCCTCACCCGTGACGAGTACGAGAAACTCCACGGGACGGCAACCCAGCCGAGGATGTGGAACTACTACCTTCCCCTGCGCGGATTCGCCAAGGGAACGGCGGAGGACGTCTATTCCTACTCCACCTTCCTCAATCCGTCCACGAATAGCGTGGTGACGAGGAAGATGAAGGGACGTAAGACCGAGGCGGACGATCCGCTCGCCACCATCCTCAACA